CTAGTTAAAAGGTCCTGCCCGTGGTCGGCTCTGCCAAAGTGATGTCGCTCTGAACTTATCGATAGGATCATCATTTTCAATCAGTTCCTCGGTGAAGCAGTTATTGAAAATATTGCCTCCTGCTTCCTGAATGCCAGCTTGCTTAAGCATGTTGCAGTTGTAAAATTCACATCGTGTGAAAGTATTGCTAGACCAATCGCGAAATGAAAAGTCGCAGTCGTAGAACGAGCAATCGACGAATTCATTGTCGTCCAGTCGCCACGCATTCCTAGGCGCATAAGCAGAGATCGATGTTTCATACATCATAGTATTTCTGAAAATGCTTTTGTCTATATTAGTGCTATTTCTTCCAAATTGGAGGGATGATTGGCTCACATTTGAACTAACAACAGTGATGCTTAAAATGTTTGAGAGGAATAAGCAGTGTTCAATTTCGGAATTCGATATGAACAGGTTGTCTAACTTTCCACCCACGACTCCGGAGTAATTAACGCTTGAGTATTTGTAAACAATTCTCCCTATCAAGCTATTCTTGTAATTTAAATCGTCAATATTGCACGAAAATTCGGCTTGAGCCTGTGAGCATTTGTCAAAAGTTATGTGCTTAAACGACAGATTGAAAAAGTTGATATTCGGGATGTGAATGCCATCAAATTGATAGCCAGGAATATCCTCATTATTGTGTGAATACCTATTCATGACATTGAGGATTTCTTCGATGTCCGAATTATTTTTTCTAGTGGGCATTTCAGTAAGCGCGGTAACCGCTGGAGGTGCATTGTTCTGTAAATAAGCGCAGAGCGTAAGGTAGATTGGCTGTGAGTCCCGCGAGCTGTCTTGAGCGATCCTCTCCAGAGCATAAATGGCGCCGAGTCGAACCTCATAATTAATGTCCGTGACTTCGTAGCTTTCGTATTGGCCGAGCGGTTCGCCGTCAGGTGAGGTAGCGGGAATGGGCTTGCCCTGCCGGTCGCGCATGACCTTCTGCGAACCTTCTTCCAATTGAAAGTTTTGATGGAAATCTCGACGTTTTACGGTCTTCTCCGCTCCGAGTTGTTCAACGGCCTTTGTGAAGAGGTCGGTGTAATGGCTCTCCCTGCTTATTTCCGTTTGCTTAGCCGCAATCAGTGTCCGCCAGATTAGAAATGGCACGCCCACCAATGCAGCGACGGCCAAGAGGATATTTCGAAGATCATCAGGAGTGCCGGATGAAATGACTATCGCGGTGCGATAGATCAGCATCGGCCAAGCAATCAGCGCGCCAACAACGGTTGCGAGAAGTGCCATGAAAACCAGGCAAGTTAAGACGTCCGAGGCTACTTGCAAGCCGGGGGTAAACTCCCAAGTGCTTGGCGGCCATCTAAAGGGTCGCTGCCACTTCTTGCGCACTTTGTTCGGCATCTGAGGTCTTCTTTTCGATAGAGCGTCGATCGCGTCGAGGTATAGCGGGAAACTGATTCGCACGCTGCCGATAATGCAGGGAAGGTGGGCGGTTCGACTCGGTTTTAACGGTGCAACTGCCGGAATTCCTTCAGCGCCGCTTCCCTTCGCTGATCGAGATACTCGGCCAGGTCCTGCAGATAGATGCCCTTCTGGCATTTCTGCGACGTCTCCGCGCGGACGACGGGGATGGCAATTTCGCCCGTGCCTACCTTTCGCAGGAATTTGTCAGGCGTCAGGTGGTTGAAATAGTCGCGGCACACGTCCTCGACGGGGATGACGGCCTTGCCGCCATATTGGGCGAAGAGCAGGAACGAGGTGGAGAAGTGGGTTTCGTTCGTGGCGGTCACTTTGTTCTCCTGGCATCCGTCTCATCGGCGAGGGCGCCGTAGGGCATAATTTGTGGTGAATTGTTCATCGGCCTCGTCTCCATTGCTCGAAATCGGCACGGAGATTCTTCCAGCGCGCGGCGGCAACTTCGTCGGTATTCAACTCGGCCATCGATTGGATGGCGAGGATCGAGCGCACGCGGGTCTTGATGCGCTCGGCGTCGGTGGCGTCCCTGAGATCGTGGCGCTCGATCAGGAACTGGCGGAAAGCCTGGTCGGACTTGCATTTCATCGCGCATTCGCCGGCGAAGTTCTTCGACTGCTTTTGCTGCCGGCCGGCGAGTTCGCGATAGGCGCGGCTGCAGCGATCGAGCAGCTCGAGCGTGAAGGCGAGGAAATCGGCCGAGGCGACGGCGAAGGTCAGGAACGGCGCCGGCGCGTCGGCGGCGAAGGTGGCGATCGGCCGCGGCTCGCCATCGGCCGGATCGCGCACCATGAGGCGCGTTGCCTCGCCGTCGGCCTCGGCCCACCAGTCGCGGCCGACCATCTCCAGCGACAGCCGGATCTGCTCGAGCTTGCGCTTTTCCGCCTCGGTCGCCATCAGGGGGCCTTCGCCTCCCGTGAGGGTGCCATCAATTGACATAGACGAAAATATCTTCGCAGGATGCTCCCTGCTCGAGAGCGGGAGGTCAGATGATCGCGAAATACGTCGATCTGCGCGGGGAAGCGGATGTGGTTGCCGCCAAGCAGAGAATAATCACGGAGGCAATGCTGCTGGGCATTGAGGTGAACGGCAACGTAAGCCGCACAGGCGTGATGCTGTGTGGCGACGAAGATAAAGTTAACGTCTTTCTCCACTTTTTCGATGGGCGAGACGTTCCATTGAAGCCATATGACCCGGCTCAGGCCGGTGATACTGAGGGCGATATCTAGGTTCATTAGGCACTCATCTCCCTCGCATTCTGGAACATGATCGGCTGCTGGTCGCGTGGAATGCGATGCGCCCCGCGGGCCATCGGGTGTTTGGGAAAGCCGTCCTTGGTCAGGCCGAGGCAGACGAGGTCGACGAGGTGATGGCGGGCACGGGCGATGAACCAGGCGTCGCGCGCCATATGGTTGCCGCCGGCGCCCCAGGCGGCCAGCAGCGGCGTGTTCTGGTGTCTGGCAAGATTGAACGCGCCGTCGATATAGCCGATGTTCTCGGGGCTGAGCGGCGCGGCGTGCGCCATCATCTCCTTCGGGGATGATGTCCTGATGTCGAAGAGATTGACGATCAGGAGACCGCCATAACCCCAGAGCTTGGCGAAGTGGATCAAGACAAGCACGGTCGGATCGTTGCGCTCGTGATCCGCCGTCGATGGATTGAGCATGTTGACGACGAGGATCGGCTTGGTCTTGTCCCAGATCCGGCGCAACTCGGGGCGGTAAAGCTTGCAGTCCGAGATCACGGCCGTCGTCTGCATCGGTGTGCTGAAGAGGTCGAGGGTGGTCATGACCGATCCTCTAGAAAGCAATCCACCGCGCCCCGAAGAGACCGCATAGCGTCGTTGTATCCCTCGCGGAAGCCAGCCGGCTTGCCGTCGAAGATGTTGTCGGCCTTGGCTTGAAGCTCAGTGACCGTCCAGTTTTCGGCGCACCAGTCGGCAAACTCTTCCATCTTCAGCCGAAAAAGTTCCGTCACCTGGTATTCCAGATTGATGCGATCGCTCATCAGTTCGACCTCGCCTTCCGATAGGCGGCCGCCTCGGCGGCGTGGGCCAAGAGTTGCTTCGGCAATTTCTCGATGATGATCTCAAGCGCCTCGGCATGGTTCGCCGGCGGCAACATGGTGCCTATAATGGCTGCGCACGCGTCCCCGCATGCGGCCATGGCCTCGACCGCAGTCAAAACATGGGTGCGAACGCCATCGGCCATCATCTCGACGATCAAGTCGCGGAGCTTGTTCTGCACTTCCTTGCTCACCGCATGCTCCCTTTTTCTCTGGACTTGCGGCAGGACGGGCAAAAGTGCTGCCGGCTGCCGGCGTGCTTTTCGATCAGCCAGCGGGCGATCTTGGCGACGCGGACGGCCTTTTCGCGGGCGGCGCGGGGGTTGGCGTCCATCACCGAGTCCATCGAAGTCGGGCAGCTATCGCAGCTGATGCGGGTCGTGCCGGCGATTGCGTCGGTTTTCAGCATCGGCCTTGCTCCCTGAGAACGGCGACGAACATGCTGACGGCCGGCAGCGAGAAGGGGCGATCGGCAACGCCGCCGTGATCGCTGGCGACGACGCGCCGGATGGTGACGATCTTCGCCGGCAGGGTTATGGCGCGGTGGCGCTGCGCGAGCAGGAGGGAGCGACCGGCAAGCTTGCGGACAGGGGCTGTCATTCGCCGCTCCAGTTCCAGAGGCCTTGGGCGCCGCGCGCCGGTACCGGCGGTTCCAGCAGCTCGATGTCGAGCATCGGCCAGCCCCAGTTGAAGGTGCCTTCGCGGTCGCTGTCATTGCCGGCGTCGTCGCCGAATTCACGGGCGCATTCCTCGCCGCTCTTCGGCTCGCCGACGATGGCGGTACAGAGCACGTGGGAGAGCGGCAGGAAGGTCGGGACGGCGCTCTTATGCTGCTCGAGGATCCTGTCGAGCAGCGGGATAGCGAGATCCGGCTTGAGGCAGGGCGTCGGGTGACGGCCGGGATGGGCAAGGTTGATGCGCAGGGCGAGCACTTCGGAGCGCTTCATCAGCCGGGCGCCGGCGTGGATCGCGAGGCGCTGGCCGATCAGCGCCGCAGGCGGACGCCAGCCTCGGAATTCATAGGGCTTGGCGCCGATCGCGATCAGCGTTGCCCATGGCTGCCAGACGGTCAGGGCTTTCATCATCATCGCGATATGATCTCCTGAAGCGGGGCGTTGGCGACCTCGAGGAGGATGTCGGCGTGGCAGGGCTCGCCGAGCTTGCACCAGCAGGCGAGATTGAAGCCGCGCAGCGCCTTGGCGATATCGACCGGCGTCGGCACGGCGTACATGCGACGGTGATTATGCGGACCGGGAGAGCTGACCTCGGCCCGATGGCACGCGACCGCATGTTCGACCGCCTCCTGTTTCGTCGGGCAGCTCTTGACGACGGTGCCGTGGCAAAAAACATCCCATAGCGCCGGCTTGGCGAACGGATCCTTGCTGAAGGCGTAGTGATTGCCGAAGGGTGATGTGCGATCGACCTTGATGGCGGCCAGGCCGTTGGCGGCCATGGATGCTGCCTGCAGGTTGAAACCCTTCTGGCGCGACAGTTGGATGCGGACGGGCTCGGTCATTGAACCGCTCCGGCCTGCGTCAGTTGGCCTTTGCCCTCGACGATGTTGAAGGTGAAGACGAATTCCTCGTCAGACCACCAACAAGCGTCTATGGCGTGGATGCCGGGTTCCAGGCCGCCGACGACGACGAGCTCCTGCAGGGTCGGCTGCATCCCGTCCGTGTCGCGATCGACGCGGAAGTTGTTCGCCTTGATTGGGATGTCGCGATCGGTTTTGAAACTGCCGTCATCGCGGACAACAAGCTCGAAATCGCAGTAATAGATTGATGCGCTGAACCTCACCACCTGACCGTCGACCAGGTGAAGGATGCTAAAATCTTCGTCGAGATCCTCATCCTGCTCCTCGACCGGCCGCAACATCCAGCCGAGTTCGGCGTGGTGGCAGATGAAGGCGTTGGGATCGGTCTGCAGCTCCGGCAGTTCTTCATCCAGCCAATCGGAAGGAATCCATTTCATCTCGTCGCTCATTGGCTGATGCTCCCTTCGCAGCGCTGCAGGCGGGCCGCCGCGAACATGCTGATCGGCGGCAGGCTGATTGCCATGCGGATCGTGCGGGCGGCGCCGCTCTTGTCGGTCGCGGTGGCGGTGATGCCGATGATGATCTTCCCATCGCGGATCTCCAGATCGGGAATTTCAGGAATGAGACCGTGGCTGCGGCAGAAGACCCATGCGCAACCGACCGTCCGGCCATAGTGGCGATCGATATCGGAATAGCTCATGCCGCTGCGCAGGAGCTGTGCGACCGTCTCGACCGAGAAGGGCCGGCGCTGTCCCGGCTCCGGAGCCACGACGTCGATCAGGCCGAGTTCTGTCAGCTTTTCGCCGAGCGTCGTGCGGTGCACCTGATAGCGCTTGACGATCTCGGAGCGCGTCAGGCCTTCGGCGACCAGCTGGCGGAGGGTTTCGTCATCCGGAAGCTTTTTCGGTTTCGTCATTCTTCGGCTCCTGCGGTGAAATGAGCGGGAAGGGGAGGAAAGCCGTCATGCAGGCGGCCTTCGAGCATGCGGCCGGCGCGGGCCTTGGTGACGCGGAACATGCCGATCGGCTCGCGCATGCCGTCGCAGCTGGGCTTGGCCTGGCGGCCGTCGACGTCGAGCCAGATGGCATCGTTCGTCGCCATGCTGCTGTCGGTGTGCCCATTCTCGGCGCTAGCGACGATCCAGTTGCCCCACTGCTTGAAGAGGAAGGGGACGTCGGCGATCGCGCACTGGTCTCGCAGCGCATAAGTCCAATGCGGGTGCATCGGGCGAGCGCCGGTACCGCTTTCGCCGCCGGCGACCATCCAGCCAATTCGCTGAATTTCATCGCAGGCGGTGATCTGGTGGCAGTTGCAGCAGGTGACGTCGTAATCGCCGGTATCGGCTATGGCGTTGACGTGATGAAGCTCCGACGATCCGATCCAGCCGCAGTGTTCACATTTAGTCATGAAATACTGCTGGGCGATGAACTCGTGACCCTGCGGGCTGCGCGCGCGCCGGCCGGTTGGCAACCAGCGCTTCCAGTCGATCGGGCCGAGCGCCGGCTCATTCGACACCCAAATTGCTGCGGCCGGGATCTCGTGCAAAATCGGAAGCCGCTCGTCGGCGCGCTTCTGATCCTCGACCGATACGCCGAGCCAGACATTCGGCAAGGGCATGTGCGGCCATGGGGCGGGCGATGGGACGGGGAATTTGAGCTGCAGCTGCGCGGCGACCAAGAGATGCCCTCCGCGACGGCCGCCAGTCAGATATTCCCGCATCCGCTCGGGCCGCTTCGTCAGCACCTGGAAGATATGCTGCGGGGCAAGCGCCATGACGGCGAAGACCTTGTCGATCCATTCGTCCGGCACGCCTTCGGCGAAGAGATCGCCATGGGCGCAGACGAAGATCATCCGCGGGCGCGACCAGGTGAGCGGCTGGGTCAGCCACTGCTCATTGAAGCGCACCTCGCCGGTCCAGACCGGGCCGGCCTTGGTGTTTTTCGTCAGGCCGGCGCGGCTTGGATGATGCTGCAGCCGCGTGCCTGCGAGCTTCATGGCGTAGCAGTTTGTGCAGCCGGGCGAGACGATGGCGCAGCCGGTGACCGGGTTCCATGTCGCGTCGGTCCATTCGATCTTGGTGCCGTCAGACATGGGCGCGCTCCTCACTGACGTCCTGCTTGCAATCGGCCTTCTCAGCCTCTAAAGCAGAAACATCTACGGGGGTGGCCGAGTGGTTGAAGGCAGCAGATTGATAATCTGTCCTACCGAAAGGTAGCGCGGGTTCGAATCCCGCTCCCCCCGCCATTGGTTGCGGATTATGCTGCGACTGGCGGGCATCCTCTTCCAGCATCTTCTGCCAGAGGCGGAAACCGGCGAGCTTGCGGTCGACGCGCGCCTGATCGAGTCCGTCGCCGACGATCCCGCGTAGCCACTCAGTCGCGGCCAGCACATCGGCGATCTCGTCGAACAGCGCCTTGCGGTTCCATTTGCCGGTTCCGGGGTCGCTTTCGTGCAGACCCTGGATGGTGCAGCGGAACAGGATTGCGGCGAGTTCGCTGGCTTCCTCGCCAGCTTTGCCGAGCGCTTGGTGTATGAGAACGTCCGGCTCGGGTTTCCAGAGGGTGATTTCAGCCATTGGCTCGCTCCGCTTCGGCTTCCAATGCCGCGGCTTCCGCGGCCGTGGCGATCTCGAAACGGGGATGGCTTTTGCCATCCGCGTTGATCACCTCAAGTACGTGAAACTGAAAGAGGCCGCCGAGCGTCCAATTACACGGTTGGCCATCGGGCTTTTTGCGAGGGGGGGCCGCGTTCGTAAAGCGCCCGACACAAGAAAAGCCGAGGAACTTCTCGACTTGTTCGAAGTCCTTGCCTGCTCCTGCTTTGATCAGACTTGCGGCTGACTGGAGGGTCGCGCACATCGGGCATCTGAAAGCGAGATGATGCTTTCCCGAGACGCCTTGGGCGCGAAGCTCGCCGTGAAATTCTTCAATGGAAATCTTGCGGATATCACCCATAGATGCGGGCCTCCGCGCTCTGCTTCGACTTCCATTTCAGCCACTGGCCGAACGGCATGCTGGAATCCGCGTCGAGATAATCGAGGTAGCGCTGCTTTGCGGCAGAGATCTTCGGTGGTGCCGGGCTTGCCTCGACGACGGCTCTTTTGCCGGCATCCGTCACGCGGAAGAGATCACTTCCGCCATACATTGGAACATTGGCGCGCCGCGTCAGGTAGCCCGGCGCTGTCAGCGCCATGCAGTCGGCATGGTCATCGCTTCCCTCGCCGGTAACGAAGTGATCGCGGTACATCCGGCCTCGGCCGTATTGGTCTATCCCGAGCGAGTGCTGGAGAATGTGAAGCTGCTTCGCGTCCATCATCCGTTCCCCTTCACGCGCTTGATCTTGGTGATGATGCCGGGGTGCTCTGCGCCGGCGCGCTTGCCGGCCGCCGCGCTGTCGGCGGCGGTGACATCGAGCTTGGTGCCGTCCTCGAAATGGACGCGGAAGAGCGTGTCAGCCATCTGCGAGCACCTCCGGCAGGAAGCCCGCGTGGACGTTGATCGCCAGCAGCATCAGCTCGGCGATATCGGTCACCTCGGCGTCGGAGCGCTCGCGATTGACGTCGACGACGAAGACCATGTTGCCGTCGGCGTCGACGATCGTGCCGCAGTGGGTCGCGTCGTGGCGCAGCGGCATGCGGATATCGAGGCCGGAAAGGGCTGCTGTGAAGAGCGTCGAGGCCTGAACGGCCGCGTGCGCGGACTGGGCGAGCGCGCTAGTTGTCATGGGACGCGCCCTCCCGGTCGGCCAGCTCACGCGCCACGGCGCGGCGGAGCGGCAAGTCGCAATTGCGGCTGCCCCTGGCATCGATCACGGAAATCAGTGCATGGCAGATGCCGGTCAGCACTTCCTCGGTGACCAGCTCGGTGACGTCGCCGCCCTTCTGAAGGGAGAGGACATTGACGCAGGCAAGTTCGACATTGACGGAAGCGAGGTGCTCCAGCGCCTTGGCGACGCTCTGGCGGCCCTCGGCCTTGGCTTCCAGCTCGGCGACGCTGTCTTCCAACGTCGTCGGCGCCGGCGGCCAGACGAGGCGCGGGGCGGGCGGCGGGGTGTGGCGGGGGAATTGCACGATCTCGGCCATGTCAGTGCCTCCCCATGCGACCGGAAGCGCGATCGTATACGAGGCGGACCGCCATGGGCGCTTCCTCTTCCCGGCTGCGTCGGCCGGAGAGGGCGCCGCACAGCATTGCGAGGCAGGCGCAGAAGAGCATGTAGACGATGATGCAAGCCAAAATCATAGGGTCACCTCAGATAGATATCTTTGAGAAGGATTGCGGCCGCCACGGCGATCAGGATGATGGCGACGGGTCCGGCGAAAGCGCCGATGTCTTGGAACCAAGTCATTGCTGCATTCTCCATCCGTTTGGGAGACCGCCCCGTTCCTGGTCGGGGCGGAGACCGAAACCGGATCCTCGGTTCAAGCCCGAGGACTAGGCTGCGGCCGCGAACTCTTGCGCGCGAAGCTGCTCGGCAACGCCGGGCGCGTGGGTTTCGATCTGCTCTTTGGTGAAGCCGGCACGGATGAGATCCGTTTCGGTCTGGGCGCCGCGCTCGCGGAAGAGATCCACCATCTCCGCTTTGATGTCGCGGGCAGGCGCGGCCGGTGTCTTGCGTTTCGATTTCATTGAATCGCTCCTTGAAGCCTCCCGTCTCCTGCGCGGCCCGCCGCCGGCCGCGAGAGTGCGGACCGGCGGCGTTTACGCGCGCCGTCCAAGTGAGGGAGGAGGATCACTGGACGAGCGGAAACATAGAGCGGAAATAATTCCGTCGTCAAGAGTAAAGCGGAAATATTTCCGTTAGACAAAAACAAAAAAAAGCCCCACGCGGTGGCAGGGCTTCGAATCGCTGGAGTTTATACGGGACGGCTAGACGCCGTAGATCTCGTTGTTGGTAAGCACTTTGTGGATGCTGAGGACCGTTTCGCGGGGCAGGTCGATCTCGGCAGGGGGGTTGTGTTTGCGAATCGTCACCTTCTCAGCCGAGCGGCGGCTGAGAATGCCGATCGTTGCCTCTATCTGTCCCTCCGGAGCAATCTGGCATTGTATCACCACGGCGTCGCCGATCCGCGCCGGCTTGTCCGGATGAATGAAAAGGAGATCGCCAGGATTATATTGCGGCTCCATCGACGTCCCTTCAACATACAGCGCGTACAGATTTGCAACGTTCATCAATGTCGGTGGTCGCCTTGCAAAATCAATGGAATCCGCGCTGAGCTGAAACGCGCCGCGCAAGTGGGAGCCTGCGGCGGTTCCCCTGACCGGAACGTCGTTTGCCATCTCGTGGCGCAGCGGCGGGGTCGAGGAGGCGGCCCGAACATCGGTCTTCACAGCAGGGGCGGGTTCTCCGCCAGATAACAACCATTGCTCGCTAACCTCAAGGGCAGCTGCGAGGGCCGTAAGACTTTTTCCGCCTGGCATGGCGTCGGGATTGCTGAGCAATTTGCGCAGCATTTCCTTTGACAGGCCCGCCTTCAGGGACGCTGCCGCGGGCGTTAAATTCAGATCTTTCAATCGCTTACGGATGCGATCATGCAGTGTTTCGCTCATGAGCGGAATTCTATCCGCGCCAGAGACTTGTGAAAGGGGGAAAAAATTCTGTTGACGTGGCGGAAAATGTTCCGCATGTTCCGTTTCCATGATGACCCTGCGCGAACAACTCATTCTCGTATCAGACAGCTTCGGCTTCGCCCGAGGTCTCGGGCGCCAGCGTGTTTCGACGATCGTTCTCAACCGCGGCTCGACCCTTGATGGGGTTGCAAGCGGCGAGAAGGACGTGACGACCGGCACCTTCGAGCGCGCGATGCAGTGGTTCTCCGACAATTGGCCGGAAGGCACCGAATGGCCGCAGGATGTCCAGCGGCCGGAACGTGCCAGGGAGGCCGCATGACGATGTTCTCGACGAATTTCTCCCAGGCGCGCGGACGGTTGCCCCGCGCCAACTCGCGCCGGACAGACAGACCTTCGCTGTCTGGCGCTTTTTTCTTTCAGAGGTGCGCCGAACGACGTGACCGCGGCGGTCACGTCGGCTCTCCCCTCCCGGCTGTGACGTTTCGGGCAGTTGCGTCACGATTGCCGGGTCGCCCGTCCGTACGTTGCAACAAGCTGCGGACAACCCTGATAGGCCGGGGTGGCAGGGGCTCAGTTTCCGGCGAAGATCGCCGCCTGCATTCGGTCTTGTACCTGTCATCGGGTCCTCCTTGATCCAGTGAGCAGACCTTAAGCCGCCCGCCAGCGGTTTTCACGGAATCATTCCAGTCCAATTTTTTCCTTGACAAATTCGGGGGATATCGTCGTGCGCTCAATTTCCGACAAAGACAGCGGCATCATCAAGGCAGCGACGGCTGCGGCCTACGAGGCGATGGGTGGCGTGAGCCGGGCAGCCGATGCGCTGCTCGTGGGCTCGTCGACGCTGACGAAATATGCCTCGCCGAACGAGGAATGGAAGGACAGCTTCATCCGGCTGGATCTTGCTGTCGAACTCGATCGCCGTACCGGCCATCCCTTCCTGCTCGAAGCCATGACGAAGCTGGTCAAGAGCGCGCCGTCGAAAAGCTTCGGCGCGCTGACGGCAAGCGCCGTCTTGCGGCTCGACGTCGTGCTCGACGATGTCGTGCGCGAGGTCGTCAAGGCGATCGAGAACGATCACGTCGATGCTGCAGAGCGGCAGGCGGTCTGCGAGCGCATCGTCGCGGCGCAAGCCGTGCTCGCCTGCCTCTTCGCGCAGATGACGGGGGAGGCATGATGCCGGAGGTTTCAGCCGCGAATGAGGTGATCGCCAGGATCTGCGATCTGCTGTCCGACCACAAGAAGATCGCCGTCGGCGAGATCATGGCCGCAGCGGCGATCGTCGCGATCACCGCCGATCTCAGTGACGACCAGGCGCTGGCCGCGCTGCAATCGGGTCTCAGGGCCATCCGCGAAGCTGGCCGCGAGGCGGTGAACTGATGCGCGCGGCCCGGTGGGCTGAGGGTGACCGCCACGCAGGGGCGTTGCGGGTGTTGGGCAGGATCCGCCGCGGGGCGGATGACACGAGGGGAATAACATGGGTTTCAGCATGATCATTCCAACGCCGAAGGCAAAGACCGGCGTCATCAAGATCTCCACCATTCAGCCTGGCGGCGGCACATTCAAGCTGCAGATCAACATTCCGTCGCCGCTTTTTACCATCCTCTTCAAAACGGCGGAGAGGTTTGACCTGCTGATCGGAGAGGGCTCCGACAAGGGCAAGCTAATGCTGAAGCCGAATGTCGATGGGCACTTCAAGCCGACCTTCATGAAGCACTCGGTGCTCTTCCGTCTTCCGGAGACGCCCTGGACGCCGCAGCTCGCCATGAGTTCCGACGATCCGAAGCGAAGGGAGGTCGAAGGGGGGGGCATCGTCATCGATCTTCCCGACTGGGTAGACGAAGATCGCTGGAAAGCCATTCAGAAGGCACGGCTGCAGGTCGCCCGCGAGCGAGAAACAGCGCCGCTACGGGGTGCCGGTAAGTGAACAGCCGCAAGTCGATCGACGGCCGTCGTAGCACCGCGGCCCGCCTGCTGGAAGCGGCCGAGCGCGACGGGCTGGTCAACGATACGACGCCGCGTGAACGCAAAGCTTGCCTGAGGCTCAACGCAATCGGGCTGCTACGACGCGACCGGAAACTCGCCTCGCGCTGGTATCCGGTCGCGCCGGCGCGGATCGGCGAGGCGCGCCCGTGAGCGACGATATTCCGATCACCATTTCGATTCCCGGCGGCCCATCGGTCGAGACCACGCTCGGCAGGATCAAGGCGGCCGGCGACGCCGCAGCCAAGGGGCTGCTTCCTGCGGCCCGCGCCGACGCCTCCAATCTTGCCGCCACGATCGACCGCGCGCGCTCACTCTTCAGCGAGGGGGATTACCAGAATGCACTCTGGCTCTCCGAAGCTGTCTACGATCAGTCGAAGGCTGCGGCGAGCTACGCCAAGCGCATGAAGCTCAGCGACGAGCTGATTGGCAAGGCGCGCCGCATGCAGGGCGACGCCCTGCTGATCGAAACACGGGCGAAGATGGCGCTGGCCGATCAGTTCGACGAGGCGCAGAAGGCGGGCGTGGTGGCAGTGCCGGGGCGCCCAAAAAAGGTTTCAGACGAAAACCTTTTCCGGCTCGAGGATGTCGGTCTTTCCAAGGGGCAGGTGCACGAAGCGCGCAAGCTGCGCGACGCCGAGACGAACGAACCGGGCCTTGTCGAGCGGGCGATCGCGGCGCGCATTCAGGCGGGGCTTGAACCAAGCCGCGCCAACCTTCGCGCAGCCGTCGGCACGGCCTCGGCCAGCAAGGAAGATCGCGGCGATAATTTTTACCAGACGCCGATCGAGGCGACGCGGACGTTGCTCGCCTATGAGAGTTTTTCCGACACGATCTGGGAACCGTCCTGCGGGCTCGGTGCGATTTCGCGCATACTCGAGGCGGCAGGTTACGAGGTGATCATCTCCGATCTCGTCGATCGCGGCACGGTCACTCAGCATGGCGAGCTGCAGACCAACGGGGACTTCCTGACCAGCAAGCCGGACGAGGCTGGCAAGGTGGCGGATATCGTCACCAATCCGCCCTACGGCGAGGTGCTGAATGACTATGTCGCCCATGCGCTGCGCGTCCATCGCCCGCGCAAGATGGCGCTGCTGCTCAACCTCAATTTCCTTTGCGGCTTCGACGACGACGATCGCAACTTCGCCATGGACGAGGAGCCGCCGGCCCGCGTCTATGTCTTCAAGCGCCGACTGCCGATGATGCATCGCGAAGGCTGGGACGGGAAGAAGGCGTCGAGCCGCATGAACACCGCCTGGTTCGTCTGGGAGCTGCAGGAAGACGGCACCTATGGCGACACGACGATCATCAAGCGCGTCGACTGGAAGGATTTCGAGGAGGCGGAAGCCTTGCTGCCGGGCGTCGGTGGCAACATCGGCGAAATCCATTTCGACGAGTTCAAGCGGGATACGCCGCGCAAGACGCTCGACGAGCGGATTTCCGAAAACGAGGCGCAAGCGCTGATCTGGTGCGCCGATCAAGCTGATTTCGACGCGGTCGATCTTCGCCGTGCGATCGGCGTGCGCCCGTCGACGGCCGACGGGCTGATTCATTGGATGCTGGAAAAGCGGCTCGCGGATCCGGCGGGTGATGGCCGGTTCAAGATCTCGGAACAGGGCTGGCTGGCTCTGCGAGCGACGGCCGGAGTGCTGGTCGCCAGTGATGCAGCACGGAGGGTGGCGGTATGACGGATCATCAACTGCCGATCACCGATTTCTCACCTCTCATGCTCAAGCGGTTCATCGCCCTTCGCGTCGCCATGATGGTGCGCATCGATTTCCCGTCAAAGCCGCGCAATGGCGAGAAGGCCGCCCTTACCGATCTGCGCAAGCGATCCGGCCTGACGCGCGATGACTTCGACCACGCCTGCGAGGGGCGGCTGAAATCAGGCGTGAAGCGCGCGAAAATCTGGGCGGCGCTTTGGATCGACCCGGCGAGCCTCGGCATCCGCTTGACCGACGATGGTGGACAGGAGGGTGGCGATGCAGCCTGAGATCGACCGCGCCCGCCTTTCCCGCGATGTCCGTCGTTGGCTTTCCGACAATGAGCTGACGACACGCAGCGCTCAACAGGCCCATCCCGGCCTCAATCCGGCGATGATCTCGCGGGCCTGCAGCGAAAGCGTGCTTTCGGCGGCGAGCATGCTGGCGCTCTGCGCGGCGATGAAACGCGATCCGACCACCTATCTCACCTTTCTCGATAAGCGAAATCAAGCTGTTACAGCAAGTGTTCACCGTGAAACAAGAGGTGCGGTATGAGCGTGGAACTCGGCAATTGGGTGCTGCCGCTCGGCGTCACCATCGTCGCCTTCGGTTTTGCGCTCGCCAGCGTCAAGCTGCGCGAAGTGCCGGTCCATGATCGCATGCTGAACCGGATTTTCAACGCGCTGATCCTGTCGATGGCCGCGATCGCCTCGCTTTTCTGCTGGCTTGCTTGGTCGATGGTGATCCGATGAGCGATGTCCTGCCGATCATCGAAGGAATCATCGAAGGATCGTTCGGCGCGGGGCCTTCCGAATGGGCATCGTGGCTGCAGCGCTGCCCGATCAGCATCATCCATCGCGAGCAGGCGACGATCCGCGCCATCCTGCAGCGGCATGGCTTTGCCGCCGGCGTCGATTACCTCGACGCGCTGCTCGCCTATTCCAACGCAACGAGACTGCCGGACGGCGGCTTTCCGCCGACGGTTGTGATGCCCGTGCACATGGCGGCCGGGGCAATGAGGGAAGCGGCGCGGGCCGCTGAGGGGGCATAAATGCGATATGGCTCAGTTTGTAGCGGTATCGAGGCCGCGACGATGGCGTGGCATAGCCTTGGCTGGACGCCTGCTTTTTTCAGCGAGATCGAGCCTTTCCCTTCGGCGGTGCTCGCTCACCACTACGGCAGCAACATGCCAGGCGAGCCGCTGGCGAAGAACGGAATTCCGAACTATGGCGACTTCACAAAAATTGCCGCTGATGCCGGACCTGTTGACCTTCTTGTCGGAGGAACACCCTGCCAGTCCTTCTCGGTCGCAGGAAAGCGACTTGGATTGGATGATCCGCGCGGCAACCTCGCCCTCGAATACCTTGCACTGGCTCGTCGCCTTAATGCCAAGTGGATCGTATGGGAAAATGTCCCCGGCGTCCTTTCCTCTCACAGCGGCGATGAACAAACCGAAGAGGTGGAAGGGGCAGAAGGGCTCGAAAGCGCCGACTTCGCCACGTTCCTCAGCTTCGTTCAAGAATGCGGGTATGGGTACGCCTACCGAGTTCTTGACGCTCAATATGTCCGAGTGGACGAGCACGCTCGTGCCACCCCACAGCGACGGCGCCGTGTCTTCGTTGTCGGATATTTTGGAGACTGGCGACGTGCCGCAGCGGTTCTACTTGAGCCCCAAGGCATGCGCGGGGATCCTGCGCCGCGCCGACAAGCGGGGAAAGGTGTTGCCCCCACAATTAGCAGTCGCCCTACAGGCGGTGGCGGCCTCGGGACAGACTTCGACCTCGACGGCGGATTGATAGCCTCGACTGGCGAGGTCTCCCACTGCCTCAATGCAGGCGGCATGGGTCGGATTGATTTTGAAACAGAGACGTTTGTAGCAGAAATCGCCGCAACCCTTCCTGCCGGAGGGAACGCAACCGGTGGCGAGCGTCAGCCGGGCATGGGAGCGGAAACAGCGGCGACGATGTTGATCGCTCACGCCATTCAAGCAGGCGCGCTGCGCGAGAACCCTGACGCCGGTCCCGATGGCGTCGGCGTCCAGGCAGACGTTGCCTATACGCTCGAAGCTCGATCGGAAGTTCAGGCGGCGCAGCTCGGTTGGGCTGTCCGCCGCCTGATGCCGGTCGAGTGCGAGCGTCTGCAGCGTTTCCCGGACAACTTCACCAATGTGCCGTGGCGCGGCAAGCCGACCGCTCCGGACGGCCCTCGATATAAGGCGCTCGGCAACTCCATGGCCGTCAACGTCATGCGCTGGATAGGCCAGCGCATCGATCTGATGGAAGAACTGATCAAGAGCGGGAGGATCGCATAATGAGGTTCCGACCGATCATCGCATGGTACGATTTCTGGATCGGCCTCTTTTGGGACGGCCGCAAACGGCGGCTGTATGTCTTCCCGGTTCCCTGCCTCGGCTTTTATATCGAATGGGGGGGGGCATCGTGACGGCACCTTCTCGTCCTCTACTGCGCTGGCACGGCAGCAAATGGCGGATCGCCGAGTGGGTCATTTCCCACTTTCCGCAGCATAAGATCTATGTTGAGCCGTTCGGCGGCTCGGCCTCGGTGCTGCTGCAGAAGCCGCGCGCCACAACCGAAATCTATAACGACCTCGATCGGGATCTGGTGAATCTGTTCCGCATCCTGCGCGAGCGTCCGGACGAGCTGGCGCTGGCACTCGCCCTCACGCCCTATGCGCGCGATGAGTACAATTCGCTCTATGGCGAGCAGGTCGACGACCTCGATCGGGCGCGCGCCTTCGTTGCGCGCTCGTTCATGGGAATGAGTTCGAAAGGTGCGCTCCAAAAGTCCGGCTTTGACGCGCGAACCAACCCAGATGGCTATACGGGACGGCTGCGCTCGCTGGCGTCCCTGCCGGAAGAGATCCTGGTCGTGGCGGGTCGGTTTATCCACGTCATCATTGAAAACGTGCCGGCGCGCGCTTGCCTCGATCGCTACAATCGACCGGACGCGCTGATTTACATGGATCCGCCCTATCTGGCGGCGACCCGATCATCCGGCAAACTCTACAGACACGAAATGAGCGATCGCGACCACCGCGAGCTGCTCGAATGTGCCTGCGCGAGCAAGGCGATGGTGATCGTGTCGGGCTATCCGTCCGACCTCTACGAGCAGCTGCTTGGTGATTGGACGCGGGTCGAGATCGACGCCTTCGTGGATGGCGGCGGCGGACGGACAGAGATGCTGTGGATGAACAACGCCTGCTGGTCGGCTCTGACGATTGAGCGCGGCGGACATAGTGCGGGGCAGGGAACGCCCTTGTTCTCGATCGCGGGAGGGGTGGCATGACGATCGCCGATCCGGAACTGCAATGGCGTGACGAGATCTATCGGCAGCTCGCAAAGAGCGGCTCGGTCGATATCGGGGCCATCTATCCGCCGCGCGCACCTGGGCGGCTCTGGCGCTGGCGCGTCTGGGTGACAGAAAGCGGCACGGCCGCGAAGGGGACGGAACTGCGAGAGGACGCGGCGCGGCGCCGGGTCGTGGAGCGGTTTCAGGGGTTTCTGGCGGCGGCGGGGCTTGCGCCGAAAAGCCAGCGGGATTGAGACGAGGGCAATGGCAATGAGCATATTGGCGCGCGGCTGGTGCGCGGGATACGGCGGTGCCACATGAGCATCAACGCAAATAGAAAAGGGGCGCGGTGCAACTCCGCGCCCCACATGTCATGCCGCTTCGAGTACCGAAACGACGATCGTTTTGCCGAGTACGTGCATCGCATCCTGAAGCTGACTAAGCTTGGAGCGATGGTCTGGGTCGAGAATGCGGCGGACTTCGTTCTCGGCCTTACCCAGACGTCTTGCAAACTCCCGTTGCGATATCTTAGCCTCCCTAAACGCTTCGATAACGGCGAGTTTGATTGCGTCTTCCGCATCTACTGCGATCGGCTCACCAGCCATTGCAGCCGGACGCGGAATATTTCCACCCTCCTGTACGATGCCCCGCAGGGCAAGGCCAAGCGCCTCCTGGGCGTTAGTCCTGGCCTCCTCCAGACTATCACCGTGGGTGATGGCTTCTGGCACGTCGGCAAAAGTCACAAGATAACCCCCGTCAGGGTCAGCCTCTACGTTTGCCTTGAAGATGAACTGCATACATTTGTCTTCCTCTTTTTCCTTTTAAATCGCGGCACGATTGCCGCCCCACTCACTTCTTGCGTTGACCGCAACTCGGCATCAGATGATGCCGAGCTGCTTCTTGATCAAACGCACATAACCGGGGGTAAGATCGCCGGACTTGATAGTCGTAAGCTTGCCATCGAATTTTACCCGGTAGTGCGAACCCTTGCCCTTGTCTTCGAATATCTCAAGGTCCTTATCGGTTTCCTTGGCGATCTTGCGAAGCTCTCGAATAAGTTGTTCGCGCTTCATTTGTCCCTCGTTATTGGGATAACTTATATGCGCACAAAATTGTGCGCGTGTAAAGCGCATGCACACAATTATGTGCGCATTTTTGGCGGTGTGCGCCCATGAGCAGCCCGCGCTTCTCCATCATCCCGGCATGGATTGTCACCGACGGACGCCTCAAGGGCAGTGACCTGAAGGTGCTGTGCCTGCTCGGGACCTATACGAACAAGGAAGGCTGGTGCCGGCGCAGCCAGGTGAAGATGGCCGAGCAGCTGAATTGCGGCCGCTCAACCGTCCAGGATTCGCTTAATCGACTGGCGGAGATCGGCGCCGTCGAAAAGCAAAAGGTGGCCAGCGCCGACGGCCGCGACAGTGCGCATTGGTACCGCGTCGTGCTCGATCGCGCCCCGATCAGCGATGCGTTTGACGCATGGGAGACCGAAGACGAACAGGAATTTGGTCCTATATCTGGGGACGAGTCTGGCAACCCCCCTGCCGGTATACCGGCACCCCCTGCCGGTCCTAGACCGGCACCCCCTGCCGGTTCTGGACCGGCACCTATTAACGACAGTAATTTAACTCCCCCTGTTGAACGAAGTGAGAGAGAACCCGGACCTGACGGGGAAGAGGAAGAAAATCCCAAGGCGCTGGAGCGGAGGTTCAGGCGGTGGTGGGCCACATGGCCGACATACGCCGTGGACACCGAAACGACGACGCGGCGCGCCTGGCTGGACCTGACGCCGGAGCAGCGCAAGGCCTGCGAGGGGCGGACGGCGGACTATCTCGCCACGGTGAAGGGCTCGGGCCGCAAGTTCTCGAAAGCGGCGGCGACCTATCTTAGCGAACGGGCCTGGGAACGGCTGGGCGAAAAGGATGTACAGCATTCCGGCCATGCGCCGGAGCCGTACACCGCCTATTCGAGGGCCGGTCGAGGCCTGTTGCTCGCCGAGCTGCTGCGCCCGATGCGGCAACTGCAGCTCAACAAGGTCGAGGAAAACATCATCGAAGCCAGCCCGGAAAAGAGTGGGATGATCTGGCGCGACAAGCGGGAAAAGCAGGGCTGGCCGGAAGCGGTGAAGCTGATCGAGACGACGGTTCAGCGGCGTCGCTTCCATGTTCCGCAGCGCGTCGTCGAGCTTTCGAAGGATTTCGACAAGGTGAAGGTCGGAAGCGATGTCTGGGAGGCGTGGCAACGGCTGCACTTCCGGCGCTGCTGGCCGTGGCTGCCCGCACCTGACGGGCTGGAATGGATGCAGTTCCCTCGGATTGTCGCTCACGGCGAGAGCGAAGCAGATCTGGACGATGCGGTCGAGCGGGGGCTGGAAGAGTTTGCAGGCAGGCTGAACGAGGGCAGGGGCGATGACGATGCAGTTTAGGAAGGGCGGGCTTGGAAGTAGTACCATCGTCGTCAGTGCTGAAGCGTGGGCGAAGAGAGATAAGGCGGCGGGTGCGAAACGCCTGCGAATCGATCACCTAAACATGGCATCGAGAGGGGCGGTCGAGCGCCTTGCAAAAGACACCTCTGCGCCAAAGCCGGGTTGGTATTGCCTTCGAGTGATGACTGGGCGCGAAAACGCTGTTGAAAAGTGTCTCAATGCCGGCGATGTGGAATCGCTAGTCGTAATGACCAATGAGTGCAAAGTTGTAAGGCGAGGACGCGTCAAGATAGTGCCGCCGAGGCCTGTCATTTGTGGTTATGTCCTGGTGTATTGTTCACCGATACCCGCTGCGACGATGGGTCTGATGCACGTCGACGACGTGATTGACATCGTGGGCGGGGCCATCCGTCCGTATCGTGCCGATGAGAAATCCATATTACGATTCAAGGAGATGGCGAGTGAAGGCAAATACGATGCCAGCGTTCGAAAGGCACATGGCTTCATGGTCGAAGAGAACGTCCGTGTCTCCGACGGACCCTTCGCCAGCTTCCCCGGAACGATCACCGAAATCAACGACGAGCACCATCGAGTCAAGGTCGATGTGATGATTTTCGGGCGACTAACTCCGGTCGATCTGGATATTGACCAGATCGAAAAGATATGAGCATGAATCCCGCCGTGGACGATCCTAGATCCCAGCGTGGGCTTTGAGTCGGTGACTAGATCACCGGCAAGCGAGGCGAAAGCTTCGGAGCTGCTTACCGGTAGGACCCCGCTTTGACAGCCTCCCTGATGAGGCATCGAGTCACAGCAAGTGCCACTGCATTGTTTCCTAGTTCGATGACGAATGTTCGGTGCTGTTCTGAGTTAGCAGCAGTTTTATGAGCCGACCATCTATCATCGGCCCAGCGGATCGAACGAGAAGTCGGTCCATCTGGCCGCCTTTTGCAAAACCTCCATGACGTATCGCGGGTCCTTCCTGGCGAATAACCGAAAGCGGGTAGGGCGGCAGCGCGGGATTTTCGGCTGTGAATGCAGCCAGACGGGTGCACGATTTCCTTGTTGTTGTTGTTATGAGCGAGCTGACCGAAAGCGAGATCCAAGCGCTGTGCAAACGCTATCCCTTGCCCGAAGGGGTGGAGGACTGCGTCATGTCTCGCGAGGAAATGGCCGAGACGTTGCAGGTTTCGCTCAACACGGTGACGTCCTGGCTGTCGAAGGGCATGCCGATGCTGCAGGAAGGCGGCCCCGGCAAGTCGTACGAACTCCAACTCTCGGCGTGCTTCGCCTGGCGTCAGGCGCAGAAGGCAGACGAGGACCTGCGATCCGCACAAGTCAAGCGTGCGCAGTCGGCGATGCGCCTGGCTCTCGTCGGCGGCGCGACCGGCGACACGATCGAGGCGCTTGATCCGAAGACACGCCGCGAAATCATGGCGGCGCAGATCGAGCAGGAGCGCTTCCAGCGTGAGCGCAACCAGCTGATGCGGCGTGACGACGTGCTTGAGATGATGGAACTGGTCTATGGCATCATCCGCGACCGGATGAACGCCGCGCCCGACCTCATCGAACGACGCAACGCGCTTGAGCCGAAGCTGGTGCAGGAGCTGATCGACGCCTGTGACGATGTCGTCACTGACGTCCGGGGCGCGATCGACCGTTTCTGGCGTGAGCGGCCGGTGCGCGAAGGCGCAGGCGACCGGCGCGACCTCTTTGATTCGTGATGTCGACCGAGTCCGTGGCCCGTCCGTGGGAGCGGTTTCTTCCGCCAGTCCCGCCGCCGGCTTTCGCCGATCCGTGGGACCATGCCGCCGGACCGGCGCTGTCTGTACTCGCGCCGGCGCGGCGCATCGATGTTCCGACCTGGGCGGCAAGCCGGAAGGTCTCGACGGCCGCCGGCCTGATAACCTGGCGCAACGACTTCGCGCCCTACATGGTCGAGCCGTCGAAGATGGCGACCTCGAGGCGTTATCGGGCTGTCGGCTTCTGCGGCCCGGCGCGCACGGTGAAGTCGGAAAGCCTGATCCTCAACACGATCGGGCAGCGCATCGAGTGCAATCCGCGCGATATGCTGGTGGTCTGCTCGACGCAGGACACGGCAAAGCAGTTCTCGGAACGCAAGCTGGCGCCGATGATCCGCGAGAACCGGCAGCTCGCGGCCGCGCAGCTCACCGGCCGAGGCGCTGACAACATTCATGAAAAGCGGTTCGCGGGGAACATGAACCTGCAGATCCGTTGGCCGGTGATCGGCTACTTCTCGCAGAATGAATATTTCGATGTTCTGCTGACTGACCTCGACCGCATGACGGACGATATCGGCGGCGAAGGTTCGGCCTTCATCCTGGCCCTGAAGCGCATCCAGCATTCCGGTAGCCAAGGCAAGGTGATCGCCGAGTCCTCGCCGGGCTATGTGGTGACGGTCGATGACTGGAAAGCTGCGACGGTGCATGAGGCGCCGCCTTGTGATGGCGGCATCCTGCCGATCTTCAACGCCGGCACTCGCGGTTCCTACTACTGGACCTGCCCGCAGTGCCGCGATCCGTTCCGGCCGCTGTTCGAGCGGCTGCACTACGAGCGCAGGTCGACACCTGGCGAATCCGCGCGCACCGTCGAGATGGTCTGCCCCAATGGCTGTTGCATTGGACCAGACCGGAAGGATGAACTGAACCGCGGCGGCTTCTGGCTGCACGAAACTGCCGACGGGCAGAGCGCCGTGCCGATCGACGATCCTGACGTGCGCGATACCGACATCGTCTCCTACTGGATGGAGGGGCCGGCCGCCGCCTTGCAGACCTGGCAGGAGCTGGTGAAGGTTGCCGAGCAGTCGCGTCGCACCTTCGACGAGACCGGCAGCGACAAGGATCTGAAGACAACCGTCTTTCAGGACCAGGGCCGCCCGTATCTGCCGCAAGTGCGCACGGTCGGCGACGCCCTGTCGGCTGAGACGCTGAAAGCGCTGGCCGAACCCTATCCGATGAAGGTCGCGCCCGCGGCTACGCGCTTCGTCACCTATCAGGTTGACGTGCAGCCGAACCGCTTCGTCGTCCAGGTGGATGCTTGGGGACCGGGGCTGGAACGCTGGCTGATCGATCGTTTCGATATCCACGATGCGCCGGCCGGCGCGCCTGGTGCCAGCGAGCGCTCGATCGATCCGCCGCGCTACTACGAGGATTGGTCGGCGTTGTCGGAGTTGCTCGACAAGGCCTATCCGGTCGCCGGCGCCGGCTTCGCGCTATTGCCGCGGGCGATCGTCGTCGACCTGCACGGCGCCAAGGGCACCACGGATCACGCCTATCACTGGTGGCGACATCACCGGAAGAAGGGCAATGCCGGCCGCTGCTATATCCAGCGCGGCCGCGGCGGACCGGATCGGGAGCGTGCCGTCTACAAGACGCCGGAAAAGGTGCAGGGCACGAAGAAGCGGCGCAAGTCCGACCTGATGGTCATCGAGACCGGCACGGATCCGCTGAAGGACGAGGTGATCATGTCGCTCACCCGCAAAGAAGCTGGGCCGGGCAAGTATCACCTGCCGGAAGCGCTTCCGGCATCGGCTTTCGAGGAATTCTGCGCGGAAGTGCGCACCGACGAAGGCTGGCGCGAGCGCAAGAGCGGGCTGCGCAATGAGTCTCTCGACCTTGCCGTCTATGGCAAGTCGCTGGCGATCGTGCTCAAGGCCGAGCGGATCGACTGGAAGCGGCCGCCGCTTTGGGCTGCACCGCTTGAGAAGAATACCTTTGCGGTGAAGATCGGCGCGATCGCGGTGACTGACAGCGACACTCCAGATCCGGACCCGGCACCCGTCGCCTTCGTGGCGACGCCGCAAAAGCCTGCGCCACGGCGGCGGGTCCGCCGCAGTGCCTGGATGGGGTAGGGAATGTTTCGGACCGCGATAGCAGCGATGATCATGGTCACGGCGCTGCCTGCATCGGCGAAGATGGACCCGGTGAAACCGGACACCGGCGCATTGCCGCGGCACTATCTGCCTCAACCGAGCACCGGCATCATCTACTGCGTTCTGCCAGTGCCGCCCGAAAAGCGGCGCTGGATCATCTGGATCATCCGCAACAAGACCGGAGACGTCGTCGCCGCCGGCGCGATGGAAATCCAGCCGCGCCGCTGCTCACCAGCAGCTGGCCAATGAAAAATTGATTTTCTCACAGCAAGGCGAGGTCCATGGCTGACACCGTTGAAACGTTGACCGCGCGGCGGGTCTCGATCGTCAAGGCGCGGGATTCCGGCGTGCTGACGGTCAAGCACGGCGACGAGATGACGACGTTCCGATCGCTTTCCGAGATGAACCGGATCGTCGCCAATCTCGATTCGCAGATTGCCGCGCTTCAAGGAACGCAGAAGAAGCGTCTCCGCTATGCCTACCAATCTGGGAAAGGTCTCTGAGGATGGCAGACGCCAAGCCGCGTTACCGCGTCGCTGCCGGCCGGCAGGAGTGGAAGGCATCGACCGCGGTCGGTGCATCGATCGCCGCGCCGCGCCGGCAGTCCTTCGATGCCGGCCGTAGCTCGCGCCGGCTGAAGGGTTTCACCACGACGACGCAGGAGATCAACCGGCTGATCCGTTCCTATGGGCGGACTGTCGTCGCGCGGTCTCGCTACCTTTCGCAGAACAATCCCTATGCGATGCAGGCGAAGAAGGTCTTCGTCTCAGCGCTTGCCGGTTCGGGGATTAAGCCCTCATCGCTCGCGGAAGCCGCCTTCAAGGCGAAGCTGCAGGAGGTCTGGCTTGACTGGACCGACGAGGCAGACGCCGACGGCCTCACAGATCTCTACGGCATGCAGGCGACGATCGCCTCCGAGATGTTCGACGCCGGCGAATGTTTTATCCGCCTTCGCGCGCGTCGCCCGGAAGACGGGTTGATCGTACCGCTGCAACTGCAGCTGCTGCCATCCGAGATGCTGCCACTCAACGACAGCCGCATGCTTGCCAATGGCAACTATGTGCAGATGGGCGTCGAGTTCAATGCGATCGGCAAGCGCGTTGCCTATTGGTTTCTGCGCCAGCATCCGGGCGCCGACCAGGTGAACTTTCGCAGCGGTTTCGCCGGCGAGCAGGTGCGCGTGCCGGCGGAAGAGATCCTGCATCTCTTCGACCCAACCGGCTTTGCGGGCCAGATCCGTGGCATCCCGCATACGCTATCAGGGATCGTCACTGCGGCAGTGCTCGATTGCTATGACGACGCGGAACTGGAGCGCAAGCGTGTCGCTGCCCTGTTCGGTGGCTTCATCACCACCGAGCTTGGTGACGATGCGGCGCCGCATCCCATGGCGGAAGGGATCGAGGCCGCCCAGGCCGCCGGCAAAGATTCGGCAATCGCGCTGGAGCCGGGCGCTATGCTCGATCTGGATCCGGGGCAGGACGTCACCTTTGCCGAGCCGGCCGATGTCGGCGGCAATTACGAGGCGTTCCAGTACCGCAATCTGCTGCGGATGGCGGCCGGTTTCGGCGTTCCCTACGCGGCGATGACGGGCGATCTACGCCAGGCGAACTACGGATCGATCCGCGCCGGTCTGGTCGAGTTCCGCCGACGTATCGAGGCGATGCAGCACGCCGTCATGGTGTTTCAGTTCTGCCGTCCGGTGTGGCGCCGCTTCATGGATGACGCGGTTCTTGCCGGCAGCCTGCCGGTCGGCCCTGCGCAATATCTGGCTGCGCCACATGGCTATCGACGAGCAAAGTGGATCGCGCCGCGTTGGGATTGGGTCGATCCGCTCAAGGATCGACAGGCCGAGAAGCTGGCGGTCGACGCCGGCTTCAAGGCCCGTTCCGACGTGATCGAGGCGGAAGGCTACGATCCTGAGGAAACGGATCAGCGCATCGCCGCCGACCGGGCGCGCGAGAAGCAGCTGGGCCTGAGTTTCGCGCCGGCGAAAGCGTCGCCGCCTGCCGCGGCCATCAAGGAAGAAGACGACAAACCCGATCAAACCGGAGACAAAACCGATGGCGCATGAGATCCGGCGCGTGTTGCGCGCCTTTGCGGCACAGCCCTGGTTCATGGACCCGCGCAAAGCCGAGCAGATCGTTGCGATGCTGGAGCTGCGCGCCGCGAGCGGCCCGCGCTCCGAGCCTTACCGCAAGAACAGCGCTGCCGTCCGTGAGCAGGTCCGCACGACGAAGGGCACCGCCGCGGTTTTCAATCTCTTCGGCCCGATCATGCCGCGTGCCGAGGCCCTCGAAGACGTATCGCAGCAGGCTGCCCTGCTTGTTCCATTCCAGAAGGCGTTCACCGAGTCAGCGTCCGACCCGACGCTAGCCGGAATGGTGATCAACATCGATTCTCCCGGAGGGTGGATGGATCTCGTGCCGGAAACAGCGGCGATGATCCGCAAGGCGCGGCGGCCGGATCGTCCGATCGTCGCGGTGGCGAACACGCTCGCCGCCTCGGCTGCCTACTGGATCGCCTCGGCCGCCGACGAACTGATCGTAACGCCGTCTGGCGAGGTCGGCTCGATCGGTGTCTATGTTGTGCATCAGGACATCTCGGAACGGCTGGCCGCCGAAGGTATCCGGATGCAGTTCTTCGCCGAGGGGCCGCGCAAGACGGAAATCAACCCGTTCGAACCGATGTCGCAAGAGGCCGGCACGGCGCTGCAGGCGCGTGTGCGCTACGGCTACGATCTCTTCGTTGCCGACGTCGCCAAGGGTCGACGGGTGTCCGAAAGCGTTGTTCGCGCCGATCCGGAAAAGAGCGACAAACATTTCGGGGGCGGTCGCGTCTATGGCGCGAAAGAAGCTGTTCGCCTCGGCATGGCCGACCGGGTGGCGACGCTCGACGAGACGATCACGCGCCTGATCGGCGGTGGAGCGCGTCAGAGCGCCCGCGCAGCAGCGGAGCGCAGTCGCTTCCTCTGAGGCATTTCAATTCATTCGGGCTGCCCGTCGCGCCGGACGCGGGGAAGTAGCCTTTTCCAATTGTTTCCGGCGATTAGTCTCGAAAGGAGACCGAGATGGCTCATAAACTTGCCGATCTCCGCGCGAAGCATAAGGCCTTCAAGGATGAAGCCGATGGCATTTTCGCGGCGGCTGAAAGTCAGACTGGCGGCGAACTGACGAATGTGCAGGAGCAGCGCCTGGCGACGATCAAGGGCGAAATCCTGAAACTCGACGGCGAGATCGATGCCGAGATCGCGGCTTTGTCGCCCGGTGGCAACCAGACGGCGACAGCTCCCACGGATACCCGCACGCCCGCCGAGGCAGAGGCAGCAGAGCGCAAGCGCGCGGCCGACATCATGGCTGCCTGCAAGATGGCCGGGAAGATCGACAAGGCCGCCGGCTTCATCGCCGAAGGCAAGTCGCTGTCCGAGGTTGTCGGCGCGCTGCAGTCGGAGCGGGCAACCGATTCCGATAAAAATCAGACGAATGCCGGCAATACCACCCGCCACGGCAAGGCAGATGCGACTTGGGACAAGGCCGTCGCCCGCGTCAACAAGCGCAACGGCTTCAACTGATCCGGCGATTTCCCGCCGCATATCACCTCCACTCTCCACAGCGGGCGTGACCCGCCACTTTGAAGGAAGATCATCATGACCGTCTTCACGGAAGCCGTTCACGCGGCTGCATTCATCCTCTCCGAGGCAAACGGCCATCGCTCGCGCGAGTCCGGCATTCTTGCATCGGGACAGAATCTTGCGGCCGGCACTGTCCTGCAGCTCAACGGATCCAGCAAGCTCGTTGCTTTCGATGGCGACAACAACACTGCCGGCGACCTGATCGACCAGGCAGTCGGCATCTTGCTTGCCGCAGGCGACGCGACCGGCGGTGACCTCGAGGTCGCCTATGGCGCCCGCGACGCCGAGGTGAACCTGAAACTTCTGACTTATCCGGCCGAGACCACCGCCGGCGGCCAGAAAGCCGACACGATCGCTTCGCTGAAGCTGCTCGGCATCATCGCCCGCGACTAACCTCTTTCGCCGTCCGGATGACCGGCGGCCATCTCCTTCACGACCGCCATTGCGGCTCTTTCCAAACATGGAGCACTGACATGCTTGATATCTTCAAAGACGACGCATTCGGCGTCGTGCCGCTCACCGATGCGGTCAATAAACTTCAGTTCGTTCCCGGCCGCCTCGGCCAGATGGGGATCTTCACAGAAAGCGCCGTCGCCGCAACCTCGGTTGCTATCGAGGAAAAGGGTGGCGTGTTGACGCTGATCTCTCCGAGCGCGCGCGGCGCTCCCGGTTCGACCCTCGACAAGGCAAACCGCAAGCTGCGCAATCTCGCCGTTCCGCATTTCGAGATCAACGATGCCGTGATGGCGGAAGAGGTGCAGGGCGTTCGCGCATGGGGACAGGAAAACGCCGTCGAGTCGGTCCAGGGCAAAGTGATTGAGCGCCTGAACGATCATAACGTTGCGCATTCTGCGACTCAGGAGCTTGCCCGCGTCGGCGCTTATAAGGGCATCGTCACCTATGCCGACGGTTCGACGCTGAACCTCTACACTGCTTTCGAGGTGGATGCACATGCCGAGGTCGATTTTGATCTCGACAATGCGGCCCCGGCCTCCGGCGCTCTGCGCAAGAAATGCGCAGGGGTGGTTCGCGATATCGCGAATGCACTGGACGGCGTACCGTTCTTCGGCGCCCATGCCATCTGCGGAGATGCCTTCTTTGACGACCTCCTGGCGCATCCGGAAGTCGTCGAAAGCTATCGTGGAACACCGATGGCCGAAGTGCTGCGTCAGGGCTACGTGCTGACCAGTGGCCAGAAAATCTTCGGTGCCTTTGAATTTGGCGGCATCGTCTGGGAAAACTACCGCGGCACGGTTGGTGGCACTGCCTACGTCAACACCAATAAGTGCCACGTCGCACCGTTGGGTGCGCCCGGCCTGTTCCGCACGTACTACTCGCCGGCGGACTATATCGAAACGGTGAATACGCTGGGTCAGCGCCTCTATGTCAAGCAATACGAAATGGCGAACGGCAAGGGCGTGCATCTCGACAGCCAGATGAACAACCTCGAAATCTGCACCCGTCCGGCTGCGCTCATTCAGGGCAAGCGCACCTGATGACCGGCTTCTGGACGGCGCCGCGGTGCTGGGAGGGCGAGACGGTTTTTGTTCTCGCCAGCGGGCCGTCCGTCAACGAGCTCGACCTGTCGCGCCTCGAGGGGCGGCGGGTCATTGCGGTAAAATCCTCTTGGCTCACTTATCCGGCCGCCGACGTGCTGTTCTTTGCCGACGGCCGCTGGTGGCAGGACCCGGCACTCAGGCCGAAGGCCTTTGAGGGATTGATCGTCTCTTCGGCGAAAGAGATTTCCGACCCACGCGTCAAGCTGATGCACAAGGTTGAGCCCGGCGAGCTTTCTGAGAAGCCGGACACTGTTGCGCTGAGGCGCACCAGCACGACGGGTGCGATCAATCTCGCGGTGCATTTCGGGGCAAGCCGCATCGTGCTGCTCGGTGTCGACGGCAAGGTCGCTGACGGGGGCAACCGCCATTGCCACGGTCGCCCGTGGCCGTGGCCACTCAAGGCCGGGTGCTTCGACGACCAGGCTGCAGAATACCGACAGATCGCCCCGAGCGCGGCACGCCTCGGCGTCGAGATCGTCAATGGCAATCCGGACAGCGCCATCGATGTCTGGCCAAAACGTCAGTTTTCGGAGTGTTTATGAAGCAGTCCATCCATATTGGTTTCGACCCGCGCGAAGCGAATGGTTTCGCCGTGACGCGCCGCTCGACACGGCGCCAGTTGACGCTGCCAATTCCGACAAGCGGTCTCGTGCTTGCCGACCTGAAGGCGAGGGGCCTCTACACGCGTCCGACCTCTCGTCGTGACGGGAGGCTATGGGACGACATATCGGATGCACCAATGGCGACCGAGTTTGCCTGCTCGCGCTTCCTGGTCCCGTATCTCAACAATTACGACGGCTGGGCCATCTTCATGGATTGCGACATGCTGGTGCGGACAAATCTTGTGCGCCTCTTCCGGCAGTGCGATCTGTCGAAGGCGGTGATGGTGGTCAAGCACGATCATCAACCGACGGCCGATGTGAAAATGGACGGTCAGGTTCAGACCCGCTACGCCCGCAAGAACTGGTCGAGCCTGATGGTTTTCAACTGCGGGCATCCGTCTAACAAGGCACTGACCGTCGACCTCGTCAATTCGGTTCCCGGCCGCGACCTGCACGCCTTCTGCTGGCTGAAAGATCACGAGATCGGTGCGCTCGATCAGAGCTGGAACTACCTCGTCGGTCATTCCAGCCCTGAGATCACGCCCGACATCGTCCATTTCACCGATGGCCTGCCGTCGCTGCCGGGCTATGAGGATTGCGAATATGCAGACGAGTGGCGGGCAGAGCTTTCGCGGTGGGCGGCATGACGCGCTTTGCGGCGATCAGCACCTTCAACCGCGCCGGCCTCGATCTCTACGGCCGCCGGATGGTTCGGAGCTTCCACAAACACTGGCCGCGAGAGGTGTCGCTCCGGGTCTATTCCGAGGGCTGGGAGGCGCTCGATTGTTTCGGACCAGAGGTCGTTGACCTTGCCTCGGCGTCGCCTTGGCTCGACGCATTCAAGTCGCGCAATCGGAAAAAGGCATTCCGCGGCTTCCGCTGGGATGCGGTGCGCTTCAGCCACAAGGCAGCGGCGGTGTGCCATGCGGCCAGCACGATCGATGCTGACGTGCTGATCTGGCTGGATGGCGATATCTTTACCCATGCCCCGTTAACGATCGGCGATCTGGAGGCGCTGGCGCCGGTCGGCGATGAATGGATTTCGTGGCTCGACCGGACATCGATGTATCCGGAATGCGGCTTCTACATGCTCAACCGTCGACACGAGAAACACCTCGAATTCCTCTCGGCCTTCGAAGCGATGTATGTCACCGACGGGCTCTATGGTCTCGCTGAGTACCACGACAGCTATGTGCTGCAGCAGGTTGTCGCGCGCGAACGGGCGGTGGCAAAATCGCTATCCGGTGCAGGCCGTGCGACCAGTCACCCGCTCGTCAACGGGCCGCTCGGCCGATGGTTCGATCACCTCAAGGGCAATCGCAAGCGTGAGGGCCGTTCGCGGTTAAGCGACCTCCATGCGCCGCGGCAGGAAGGCTACTGGCGATGAAAGAGATCCGTGGCATCTGGTTTCCGGACGGCGACACGCACTTCGCCGCGCAGCTGGCCCACAATCCGCTGATAGATGGTCGCGGGACATATCAGTTTCGCAAGTATCAGGAGGCGCTAGGCCATGTTCGCGGTCGCGGTCATGCGGTCGATATCGGCGCGCATGTCGGCCTGTGGTCTCGCGTCATGGCGCTTGATTTCGCCAAAGTGACCGCCTTCGAACCGCTCTCCGAGCATGTCGCGTGCTTCGAACGCAATGTCGCCGCCGTGCATGTGACGCTGCATGCTGTGGCGCTCGCCGAGAAGGCGGGTGAGGCCCGCCTCGGGTCGGGCGCCGCCAATAGCGGCAATGCTGCGGTCGCTGATGAGGGCGAGGCAGTGCGGGCACGCACCCTCGACAGTTTCCGCCTGAAGACGATCGACTTCGTCAAGATCGATGTCGAAGGATTCGAAGTGCCGGTTATTCTCGGCGGGGAAAAGACCCTGAGGCGCGAGAAGCCGGCGATCATCGTTGAACAGAAGCCGAACGGCAGCGCCGAGCACTACGGGCGCGGACAATTCGACGCGCTCGAGCTTTTGAAGTCATGGGGCGCGCAAGTTGTCTTCGAGATCGGCGGCGATTTTCTGCTTGTCTGGAAATGATCTGGCTTTGCGTCACGCCGGAGCGGCGGCACAAGACCACTCGGATTATGGCGGCGCTGCAATCCGGCTCTGGTGGTTGCTGTCGAGTGGTCGAAGGACCGCCGCCGTCAGGTCAATCATTCGTGGTCTGGGGGCAGCGCTGGCTTTCCGAGAAGATTGTTCCGAAGGCGCTGCAATGTGGCTCTGACTGGTGGCATGTCGACAATGGCTTCTGCTGGCCGGCGAACGGTCGATCCGATGGCTACTATGCGATCACCTTCCGCAGCCTTTCGCCGCAGCCAATCGCCGACGCAGATCCGAAGCGCCTACCGCACTGCATGGCTGACTGGCGACAAGGCTGCAGCGGTCATGTGCTCCTTGCCTTGCCTGGGCAGTATTACGGCCGGATGCTCGGTCTCAATATGGCGGCCTGGTGCGCCTCGATCGAGGACCAGATCCGGCAGCATACCGATCGCCCTATCCGGATCCGCGAGAAAGGCTGTCCACGGCCACTCGCTGACGATCTAGCCGGGGCCTTCGTGGTCGTCACGCATTCGAGCAAGGTTGCCGTCGACGCGGTGGTTGCCGGTATCCCGGCCATCGTCGAGCCGACCAATCCGGCCGCACCGGTCTGCTCGACAGATCTTGCCGAGATCGAGACACCGAAGATGCCGGAGCGCGACACCTGGTGGGCCTCGCTGATGGCGCAACAGTTCACGCTTGACGAGATGAGGAGCGGCTTCGCCTTCAGGGCGATGCAAGGGATGAAGGACCGATTTGATGGACTACGCAGCGCTGCTCTTTGATCCGGCCTATTCGATCTATGGCGTCGACGCAGTGCTGACGCTTGCCGATACCGCCGGAACGCAGGTTCCCCTTGTTGTCATCGACAAGACCGCCGGCCTGCCGATCGGGCCGAATGTCGAGATCGGCACCATCATTCCCGGCGCGATGCTGCGCGCCTCGGCTCTGGCCGATAACGGCGTCGAGCGTGACGCCCTCGACGAGGCGGCTATCGCCTTCAATGGCAAGACCTGGCGGATCTCCAGCTTTTATCCGAAGCCGGTGCCGACTGGAGAAGCGAACGGCGAAATCGTGCTCGTGCTGGAGGCGGTCGATGGCTGATCCGCGCGAACTGATCCTTGTTCGGCTCGGCCTCGTGATCGCCGGTGTCGAAGATATTCGGAAGGTCAAGCGGAATGAGCTTGATCAGAATGAAAGCACGATGCCGCTCGCGGTGATCCTCGACGGCGACGAGACGGCAGACGACAGCGACCCGGTGTCGCGCCCGCCGACCGCGCCGCGCATCATGACCATGACGCCGGAAATATACATCATCGTCGCCGACAAGGCGGCATCGGTCGGGACGAAGATCAACCTGCTTCGGAGCCGCGTCATCAACGCCGTTGCCGCCGATGCCGAGATTATCGCTCTCACGAAGGACCGTGAGGGCGGTCGTTACGAAGGTGCCGCATCCGGCCTCTCTCGCGGCCGCTCGATGATGGGGGAGGTGGGGCTCTCCTTCTCGTTCCGATACGTACTTCGCCCCGGTTCCATCTGATGCCGGCATAGACCGGTTTTTCACGCTCTCGAAAGGAGACCGACATGCCTACATCTCCCAATACGCTCAACTATTTCATCGGCAAGGGCATCATCAAGTTCACGCCGACCGGCGGCGCCCAGCGCGATCTTGGCAACGCGCCGGAAATCGAAATCACGCCGACGATCGAGAAGCTTGATCACTTCTCGTCGCGCTCCGGTGTTCGCAAGAAGGACCGGACCGTGGTGACCGAAAAGGGCGCCACGATCCGCATCGTCCTCGACGAAGTGACTCCCGAAAATCTGGCGCTGCAGCTGATGGGCGAAGTTTCCACCTCGACCGACGGCACCAAGTCGTTCCGGATCATGAGCGAATCCGAAATCACCGGCGTAATCGACTTCACCGGCACCAACGATGTCGGCAACCAGGTGGATATGCATTTGCCGAACGTATCCTTCGGCCCTTCCGGATCGTTCAATCTGATTTCCGACGAATGGGGACAGATCGAGATCACCGGCGACGTGCTGGCCACCGAACACACCGACGGCACCTCCGACTTCGGCCTGGTCACCTTTACCGACGCGGCCTGATCGTCTCGCCTGCGGGTTCCCCATCATCGTCTAATCAGTATTGGAGGCCCGCATGGCGGGATTGCTTGATATCGCAGCGGTCGCTGAGACCGTTACCATCAACGGCACGAAGGTCGACGTTCCAGGCGTCTCGGCCAAGGGAATCGCGCATCTTCTTGCGCGATTCCCGGAAATGCGCATGGCCATGACCGGGCGGGGCGTCGATGTGTCCCGCTGGCTGGAGATCGGCGGCGATGCCGTTGCCGCCATCATCGCGGCTGGAACCGGTCATCCGGGAGAAGAGGAATACGAGGCTGCCGCCGGGCGTCTCGGGATCGAAGCGCAAGCCGATCTGATCGCGGCGATCCTCAAGGTAACGATGCCGGGTGGACCCGGCCCTTTCGTCGAAAAGCTGACGGCGCAGCTGGGCCTCGTCGGCGATCTATCAAATATGGCGCCGGCTACGAAATCGCTGAAGGCGTCGAAGCGCTGATCGCTATGGGGCACCCGCCCAATTCTGTCTGGTCCTACACGCCGCGTCAGATCGCTGGGTTCCTCGATTTCGCATCGACCCGGCTGAAGCGGGAACAGGCGCGCGACCTGGCTGTCGGATTCTCGGCGGCGCGCGGAAAGCCGCAGGATGTGAAGCAGCAGATGAAGGACCTGCAGAAGGAATGACGCTCAAACTCCTCTTTCGGGCCGTCAAGGGTGAATTCGAGCAGGCGCTGCGGGAAACGTACCAGCCGCTTGCGGAAGCAGGGCAGGAGACGATCCAGGAGATCGCCGACCAGATCAAGGTCGCGGGGCGGCAGGATATTGCGTCGGCGGGCTTCTCGAAGCGGTGGCAGAACGCGCTCAGAGTCGATGTCTATCCGAAGGGCAAAGTGTCGCTGAATGCTGCGGCGCTGATCTATCACAAGATCCCCTATGCCGACGTGTTCGAAAGCGGAGCGACAATCCGCGGCAAGCCGCTCCTGTGGCTGCCGCTCAAGTCGACGCCGAAGAAAGTCGGTCGCTTCCGAATGACGGCGGATCGCTTCATGCAAGAGATCGGGCCTCTGCAGATCGTGAGGCGCGCCGGCGGCAAGCCTCTGCTTTTCGGCAAGATGGGCGTGTCCAGAAATCAGGCCGAATCCGGCGACTACGGCACAGTCACACTGGTGAAGCTTCGCAAGGGCGCCGCAAAAACAGGGATTATCCGGGCGGTCCCGCTCTTCGTCGGCGTCGACAGCGTGAAGCTGCGCGACCGGTTCTCGATCAACGAGATCGTCGATCGGGCCACCGACCGAATGGGCGAGGTATTCGTACGGAAGCTCGACAGGAAAGACGTTGATTAGGGCTTCGTGCGAAGCAGTCCTTTCAATTGCGTACCGGTTTTGCCGTACCGCGTCCATCCGAGCATGCAGACCAGGTCAGGCCGGTCTTTCCGGATCCCCCAATGGTCATCTGCCGCACGCTTCTTCATCTCGTCGACGGCTGTTTCGGCTTCGATGAAATTCAAGCTCAGCAGGTAGGCCAGCGATTTTTCCTCGGGCAGGCTGAGCGACGGGCAGATATCCGAGATCAAATAGGCCTCGGCCAGGTGATCAAGAAACTGGTCTTCTTCCTGTGAAAAGGCATTCGCCTGTGCCGCGGCGGCAAATATCGCTGCTGCCAGAATACAAGTTTTCATTCCCCACCTCCATGCGTGCGGATGATGCCGAAGACAAACGCAATAGTCGAATAATAAAATCGGATTACAATCTATGGCGCGCAAGACGATCAAACAGCGGATTTCGCTCGACGGCGGCAAGGAAGTCGAAGCGCAGCTCAAGCAGCTCGGCGACGCCGGCGAGAAAGCCTTCGACAGGATCCGCAAGGCGGCCGTACAGGCAGATTTCGCCAAGTTCGGGCAAAGCCTCAGTGCCTTCGGCAGCAGCCTGCAGACCGTGGGGCAGCGCCTGGCGCTCGCCTTTGCCGGCGTCACGACGGTGGCGACGGCGGCAGCAGCCGGTCTCACCCATCTCGCCAAAAGCGGGGCCGACGCTGCTGACGCAGCCGGCAAGGCTGCCCAGGCGGCGGGCCTGCAAATCGATGCCTATGGACGGCTCGCATTCGCCGCCGAGCAGAACGACGTGGCTGCCGAGGCGTTCGGCGCGGCGATGTCGAAGCTCAACAAGGCGATCGGCGAGGCAGCGGCCGGCGGCAAGGAAGCGGCCGCGAAGTTTTCGGCGCTCGGTGTTTCGATCAAGGACACACACGGGCGCCTGCGTCCCACGGAAGATATCGTCCGTGATCTAGCCGGCGCCTTCGCCAAGCTGCCAGACGGCGCCAAGAAATCGGCGGTCGCGATTAACCTCTTCGGCAAATCCGGCGCATCGTTGCTGCCGTTCCTGAATGAGGGCAAACAAGGCCTGATCGATCTGGGAGACCAGGCCGAAAAGCTCGGTATCGTCTTCACCGCCGCCGATAGCGATATCGGCGACGCGATGGGCGACGCCCTGTCGGAGGTTTCCCGCGCCAGCCAGGGGATCGGCAACCAGCTCGGATTGCTGTTCGCACCAACGATCACTGCGGCGGCCGGGCGGCTGCGCGACGTCCTGATCGCAAACCGCGACGCGATCCTCGGCTTTGCGAAGAGCCTTGCCGACACAGCGCTGCCGATAGTCCAGGATTTCATCTCGGCGCTCGCCGGCGACGACAAGGCGGTGAGGAACATCTGGATCCTCGATTGGCGCGATGCGGTCGTTGATTTCGGCAAGTCGGCCAAGGCAGCGATCACCGATATCTTCGTGCCTGGCATGCAGACCTTCAAGAAGGTGCTCGACACGGCAGCCGAGGCGATGCGCATTTTCACCGGCATCAACATCGACGGCACGATGCTGGCGATCGCGCTGGCGGTCGGGCAGGCAACCGGCGCCTTCCGGGTGCTCTACACCGCGATCGTCCTGGCAAAGGACGCGCTGATCCTCCTGATGCGCAACCCGATCCTGGCGGCGGCAACGGCTATCGCCGCCGGCATAGCGCTTTGGGCGACGAGGACCGATACGGCGACGGCTGCCATGGAGCAGCATGAAGGTGTCGTCGGTCGCGTCGAGGCGGCCTACCGCAAAGCCGGTCTGGAAGTCGCCAAGATGACGCAGGAGGTGCGCGACCGTCTGCTGTTGGAAGCTCGCGATTCTCTCGACAAGACGACAAAGGCTCTCGCCGTGTCGCTCGACGAAGCGCGCGCCTCTCTCAGCCAATGGGATGGCAGTATCAGCAAACTCGCTGATCCGATGTTCGACCTGGTGCGTCAGTTCAAAGCCGGCACCCTTTCGATCGAAGATTTCCAGAAAGGCATCAGCAGTCTCGGTGCAGCGGACCCACGCTTGAACACGCTGGCGCAGCAGATGCTCCAGGTCACCGACAATGCCGCCAAGCTGAGCACTTCGGTTCGCAAGGATGGCGATACCATCGCATTGCTCGACGGCAAGATGACCGATGCGGCGTTCCGGGCAAAGTACTTTGCGGACCAGCAGAATGTCGTCGCCGCGGCGACTGCCGACGCCGGGCAGAAGGTGGCCGAGACCACAAAGAAGGTCGAAGCGCTCGGCAAGACGATCACCGTTCATACCTCGGACGGTGGCAAACCGGTGCAGAAGACATTCGACCTGGTCGACGGCGTCGCCAAGGCGGCCGATGCGAGCAAGCAGTCGCTCGATGGCGTTTCGGAGAGTGCTGCGAAGACGGGCGAGAACGTTGCCAAGGTCAAGGATGATATTTCGAACCTGATCATCCACGTGCCCGACGAGCTGAAGGGCCAACCGACAGTCGCCGATGCCATGACGAAGGGGCTGTCCGACGTTCCTGCCGCGGCCAAGGCTGCGGCCGACGGCGTCATCGCCGAAGTCTCGCGGGTGCCGCAGGCCGTCGCCGGAGCGATTTCCGGCGGCGTCCAGCAGGGCCAGGGCGGCACTGGTGGGACTGGTGGCGCCGGCGGCACTGGCGGCGACGGCACGCAGCAACAGACGCAGCCGACGGGCGGTATTGCCGATACGCTGGCCAAACCCTTCGAAGAGGCGCGCGATCGGATCGCGGCAGCTTTGACCGCTGTGCCGACGGCCGTCACAACGGCGCTGCAGACGGTGCAGACGGTGGTGGCCGAGGGAGGTGCTGCACTTGGCGATGCGCTTGTCGCGCCGTTCGAGAGCATGGCGACGCGCATTCCGCAGATCCTCGAAGGCATGACGTCGGCGGTGCGCACGCAATTCGACGCGATGCTTGCCGCGGTGAACTCGGCAGTGACCCAGCTGCAGAGCGCCGTAGCGTCGCTGGAATCACTGGCAGCGCGGGCGGAGGCTGCGGCAAACCGCGCGCGATCGGCGACCTCCAATGCCGGCGGCGACGGATTGGCGACGGGCGGCCTGGTCGGGCGTTTTGCCGGCGGCGGTCGGGTCTCCGGTCCGGGCACGTCGACGAGTGATTCCATACCGGCGAGATTGTCGGTCGGAGAGTTCGTCATCAAGGCGCGCGCGGTGCAGAAATATGGCGCCGAACTCTTTGCATTGCTCAACGGCGGCCGGCTGCCGGCCGATTATTTCCATGGTCTCAAATTGGCTGCCGGCGGGCTCGTCTCCGGGCTGACCAGTGGAATGGGCATGCCGCGCCTGGTGCCGGCATTTGCCGACGGCGGTCCGGTGGCAGCGAGCGGCGGCCGGCCGATCAATCTGAACTTTGATGGCCAGACCTTCCAGATGATCGCGCCTGAGGATGTCGCCGACCGCCTCGCGAAGCATCAGGGCCGGCAGGGCCTGCGCAAGGCCGGCAAGAAGCCGAGCTGGAGTTAGTGGCCATGGCAAACGAAACCGTCCTCGTTCTCACCGGGATCGGTGTCGCGCCCTATTCAGCGCGCGGCCTCGAGCAGAGCCTGCAGCCGATCGACGGCGCCGGGCAGCTGCGGCGCACCATCAATGGCACGCTGGTCGATCTTTCGGAGACGCAACTTCGGAAATTCACCTCGACGATATCGGGAACCGATCAGCTTGCGCCTGCTGTCAACGGCGTCTGGCCGGGCAGGACGGTGACCGTCGATTGCATCGCCGAGCTTTGTTATCCGACCTCTGGGGGTGCGCCGGATCGATCGGTCGTTTCCGGTTCGTCGCGGGTCGAAGGAGCCATGACCTATTACCGGCCACAGCTGATGATGATGGTCACAGACTGGCAGATCAAACGTGACGAATACGGCGCGCAGGTCTCCTGGACCCTCGAGCTCGAAGAGGTGTGACGCTTGGCTACCTTCTATTTCGCATGGGTCGATGAGACGGACAGCGATTTCGATGTCGCGTTCCTGCGCGAGGACGAGCAGGTCTTTGCCTTCGATCTGTCGCAGGCAGAAGGTGAATTCGCGGCTCTAACCGTCGATATTCGCAATCCCGAAATCGGGCTGCTCAATCCGTCGCGCAAGCAATGGGCCTGGCTATCGGTCGATTTCGGCGACACGGTCGGCGGCCAGCCGTTGTTTTTCGGCCGGCTCGTCGGCATGCCTGAGGATATCATCGGCAAGGCCGTGCGCCTGACGCTCTCGGCCCGGCCGTCCGATTTCGCCGGTCGCAAGGCTGCCGCCGCCGCACTTCTCAGGGTCGCGCCATACTGGGATCCGGTATGGGTCACTCCCGAGCTTGCCGCCGATCCGGATGCGGTGCTCGAAAGCCGCTCGGCGCTCTGGCATATCGACCGGGTGACGCATGCCGTAAGCGCCTCCGACATCCTCGAGGCAGAGGACGGCCTTATCGATCTTGGCGATGACGTGTTCCGCGATTCGATCGATCTTTCCTTCGGTTCGCCGCCGGCGACGAAGATCACCTGCGAGGCGACGATCGGCTGGGACCAGGCGGTCACCGGCAGCTACGACCTGAAGCCGGCGCTGCTCGCCGCATTCTCGACGGCCGGCACGTCGACGGGTGGTGTCATCTCCTCGTTCACGGGGCAGGGGCTGATGGAGGACTGGCCAAGTCCTGGCGCTAACATCGGTGGCGGCTGGTCATTCGGGCTAAGTTCCATCACCAGGCTAGACGGTTCCGTCCTGCCGGATGATTTCGAAACGCAGATCTTCAGCGGCACCGCCGACTTCTGGGGGCAGAGGGCGGACTGGCCATGCTGGAAGATGATCCCGACCATGACCGCGCGATACGATGTGTCACGGACCCGCCGCGAAGTGGTGCGCTTCACGCTGATATCAGACGCGCAAGCCTTCATCATAGATCCTGATGATTCAGAGGCGTTGACCGTGACGCTGTCTTCGGACCTTGTCGGCGAACCGATCGATCCCGGCGACGTCCTGCCGATCGGCTCGCGCCGGCGCCGGGCCTATTTTCCGACGGCACGCGGACGGCAGTCGCTCGACTATCTCGTCGCGGTTTGCCGGGCGAGGCTTCGCGCCCGTGCACGATCGGTCGAGATCAAGGGCGAGACGCGACTGTCGAACGGTGCCGGCTTCTCCTGCCGCAAGGCGATCCGCGTCGAGGACCAGCGTCTGCCGGGAGGGGCGGCGACCGGCAAGATCATCTCCTATTCGCTTTCGATGGAGGGCGATAGCGGCGAGGCGCTCGCCTCCTTCGTCATTGGCTGTTCGGTCGGCAAGGGCAATCCGATCTCGGCTGCGACGGGTACGCCGACCTATGTCGAGGACGGCTATGTGGAGACCGGCTGGCAGCGGTATGAAGGGGCATCGTCCTCTGTCCTTTCCGGCGAGGTGACGGTTTTCGACTATTCCGACATTCCGCCAAACGACGACGGGCTCGACTTTGACCATCTGACAGAGGGGCAGGTGATCGATGCGATCACCGTCATCAACGGCGAAACGGACCAGAGGGCGCTGATCCGGGCGTTCCATTCGTCCTTTGCGGAAGTCGCGGCCGCGCTTGATGACGCTTATACCGAGGTCGACCTGTCGCTCAAGCCGATTTCCAAAGGGCCTTACGAGACGGTTTACGACATCACCGTCAGCGATCTGGCTCTCCCGAAAACTATTGATCTGGAAGCAGCCTGATGACGTTCGGATTCGGCGGTGGTTACGGCTTTCGGAATGTCGGCGGCAATGACGGCGAGCGCTTCCTGGCGCGCCTGCTCGCCCGCAAGCCGACCGAAGATGAGGATGCCGAGGCGCAGGTGCGCTGGGGCAAGGCGTCGGATTTCGTCCAGGCGCTAAAGGGGGAGAGGATTCTCCCGTCGATCCAGATTATCAACTGGCCTGACTTCCCGGGCGACGACGAGGATGATGAAGAAGAGCCCGTCATCGATTGGCACGAGCTGGCGCGCACCACCTCTGATGTCCGGGTCGAGAACCCTGACGATAGCGACCAATATGTGATCGTGCAGCGGGTCGAGACGATCACTTTCCAGACGCCGGAAGGCAAGCGGATCCGGTTCAACTTCAAGAACGAGGATGCGGGCTGATGCCGGGTACGTCAGACAATCCGGTTGTGCTCGATCCCTTCCGGACCATCATCGAGGTCGGCTGGAACAACGTCACGCACGTCGCCTTTTATATCGAAGCTGCCCCGGGCTTTGAGAACAACAGCTCGCAGGATCGTCCGCCGATCCCGGAAGACCTGCCGATCATTCCCTCCGGTGACTGGGGGACGACCTGGATTGGGCCGGTCAACAACATAGGCACGCTGACGCAGTCGGTCGGCTATATCGGATCCGGTGGCCCCCATGCACCGTACGTCTACCGGACGAACGGGGGCTGGCAGGCCGTCGATGCTGCCGAAATCCCCATCGACGGCAGCTTGCCGGCGTTCTCCCAGTCGGAGACATACGGCGTACTCGACCATTTCTGGAATCCGTTCTTCGGTAATCTGTATGAGGACTTCTGGAAGATGACGGCGGGTGGCAGCGGCGCCGGGCTGACGGTCCCGGACGAGCCGACCATCGCCTTCGATTCCGACACGTCGCCGCATGCCTACCTCAACCACAACGCGCTCTTCACAGAGGCGCTCTATTGGGCGATGGGGCCTGGCTCGGCGATCGATTTCGGCGCTTATTCCGAGGCGCATGAGACGGTGATCATCGACAAGGTCTATCCGGCCGGCGACATCCTGCTGCATCACAAGACGCGCGCCTTTCGCGCATGCGCCACGGCCTTCCATGATCCCGGCGGTTCGCTTGCGAAACGGCTCTGGATCCTGTTTCAACGCTCGCCCTCCGACGACTGAGGAAAATTCATGATCACCTTCCGCACCGCCGGAGCCTGGGGCGCCGGCAAAGGCTCCAATCTGACACCGGCCGAGGTCGACGGGAATTTCTATGATCTCGACGGCCGCGTCACCGATCTCGAGGACAATCCGCCGACCCCCAACCAGATCGCCGACATCACCCAGGACGGCAATCAGATCACCATCGTCATGGACGACGCGTCGACCTTCGGACCGTTCACGCTGCCGCGGTCGTTGTCGCGGCCTTCGATAACCACTGTTGTCACCGGGCTGGAGCTGACACCCGACACGACGCAGATCGGATGTTATTTCCGCTGCACCAACAATTCCGGTTGCGAGGTGACGATCAGCGATGTTCCGTCCGCGTTCCCGATCGATTCCGAACTGTACTTCCGCCAGGAGGGCGACGAACAGCTTTCATTCGATCCCGGTGTTGGCGGCACGCTGAATATCCCAACCGGATACAATGCATTCTCTGCGGGCAAGGGTGCGGTTGTCATCGCCAAGAAGGTCGACGATCTCCTATGGGATCTATACGGCGATCTGGAGCCGACCGGCGGCGCAGGTTCTGCACCTTTCGAACTGATCGTCGCGGCCAGCGACGAAACGACGGCACTGACGACAGGCACGGCCAAGGCGACCTTCCGTATGCCGGCCGGCGTCACACTTACCGCGGTCAGGGCATCGCTCGCCACAGTCTCGTCGTCCGGCGTCGTCACGGTCGATATCAACGAAGGCGGTTCGTCGATCCTTTCCACCAAACTCACCATCGACGCCAGCGAGAAGACATCGACGACGGCGGCAACGCCGGCCGTCATCTCGGACACAGCGCTCGCCGACGACGCGGAAATCACCATCGACATCGACACGGCAGGCACCGGGGCAAAGGGCCTCAAGGTGGTCCTGATCGGAACCCGGACATAGGTCATGAGCTTCCTCGTCAATTCCTATCGCTACCTGTCCGGGTCGGTAGGCGCGGCAACGGGCGCGTCAAGCGGAGTAGCGACCAGTGCAGCGGTTGGCGCTAGCGAAGCGGCATCTATTGCTTCGGCAGCGGGCGGCTCGACATCTGAGGCCGTAGCTGAGCTTCCCGGTGCTGCAGTCGGCTCCTCCACTGGCACCAGCACAGCACAGGCTGTTGGTGCATCCAGTGCGGACGCGACCGCTGACGCTGCGGGCGTCGCGACCGTTTCCGGCGTCGGGCATTCTACCAGTGCAGCAAATGCCAGTGCCAATGGCTCAGGATCGGCCTCTGCGGTCGGTACCGGGATGAGCCCGGCGGATGGAAGTTCGGCCGGCGTCGGTGCCGCCTCCGGCGTTGGTTCATCTGTCAACCTAAGCTGGCAGGTTAACGCGTCTGCGACATTGACCATCAACGGTACTGGCTTTGGTAGTACGACAATTCGCCAGCGTATCGCGAGCGCTCAAATCTCGAACGCAGGCGGCACAAAGGTACGTGTTACCCTCAAGGCGGGCTCGACCGGCGGCTTCACATGTGACGCCGCGTATATCGGTCATAAGGCAGCTAGCGGTGACGACTACGACTTCGAGTCTACACCGACACAGCTGACTTTCAGTGGCGGCAGTGCTAGCGGAACAGCGGCAACGGGGGCGTCAATCGTTACGGACGAAATCAACTTTACCGTTCAAAGCGGTAAGGATCTGATTATCTCCGTACATTTCACTACTTCGGGCGTCGTATCCCGCGCCACTTCCGGTGCAACGGGCTGGCAGTGCTACCGAAAGTCTGCGAGCGACGCCGCTACCGTGAACGCCACTGGCTACACCACGATTGATCAGGCCGACTGCGTCACCAAGGTTGAATCTTACGTCTAGGCAAACATTCAACCGGACATTTATCGAAAACCAAGCAAAATCTTCTGCTTAGAGCAAAGGACAAGACATGTCTAAGGGCAATACTTTTGAAAATGATTGGCTCAAGCTAATCTTCAACGCGACGGCCATCGCCAATATCGCCGACAACGCGGCCTCTTCACCGCTCACCAACCTTTACGTCTCGCTGCACACTGCAGATCCTGGCGAGGCTGGTGACCAGACGACGAGCGAAGCGACTTACACCTCCTATGCTCGAGTCGCCGTTGCCCGCACCTCCGGCGGCTTCACGGTCACCGGCAATTCGGTGTCGCCGGTAGCCAATATCGACTTCCCGGCCGCGACGGCCGGCACGAATACCATCACCCATTTCGCCATCGGCACGGCGTCGTCGGGTGCTGGCAAGCTTCTGTATTCCGGCACCGTCACGCCGAACATCTCGGTTTCCAGCGGCGTGACGCCACGCCTGACGACGGCGTCGACCGTCACCGAAGACTGATCGACGACGTCGATGCGCGCGAGGCTGTCAATATCCTCAGGAGTGGCTTCTCGAACTTCTCGTGGATACGCCAGGAGAAAAGCAGGGAGGCTGCGACACCGACCGCGATGATGATATCGGGCGGCAACGGATAGAATACCCAAAGCGTAAGCAGCGCGGAAATCGGGACCGTGTGGAAGAGATAAAGCGTGTAGGACGCATCTCCGAAGTAGGTCCAGACGCTCTTTCCGGCGTTGACCTGCATTGTGCCGTAAACGACCAGTCCCGCGGGAATGCCGTAGACGGCGACGCGCTGCAATGCATCCTGGCCGATCAGGAAGTCGAGCGTGTTGCCGTCAGGTGCGATGCCGAGCGGCCCAGCGAGGAGAATTGCGATTGCGCCGACTGGTATGCCCCATCTCGCGCCCTTCATGGACGGTGCGTAGGCAAGGGCAACGCCGATCATGAACTCGAGGATGATCGGGTTGCCGAGGAACTGGAAGATCGGGGCCGTCGACCGGAACGCCAGTGATAAGGCGAAAACCCCGAGGATCGTCGGCAGCAAGCGCCGATCGACGAGGACAAGCGTCGCGGCGCCATAGAACAGCATCTCGAAACAGAGCGTCCATGCGACAGGAAGGACCGGCGCGGCCATCTGGTCAAACGCCGGCCAAAGGGTGATGGTCGCGATTGTCTCCCGCCAGCCGAAGCCGGATTTTGCAGCGATGAGTGCCGCCGGGATCGATGCGAGATAGTACATCGGCAGGATGCGGCGAACCCGTTTCCACGCGAATTGCTGCCAAGTCAGGCCGCGGGCTGTCCTGGCGATGATGACTCCGGAAATCACAAAGAAAATATCGACGCCGGCGATGCCCGCAACTTGGATCATCGGCGGGAAAATGCCGCTTGATCCGGTGGCTTCGTAGGCGGTCAGCGCCGCGTGCAGGTAGACGACCATCATCGCAGCGATGAAACGCAGCACTTGTAGCGACCAGATCACGATTGTTCCCTCAACCCCAGCAGGAAAGATGACTCCGGCTGCGGCGAATTGCAACCTTCCACATTCACCTATCCTTAACGAGGCGATTCCATGAACATCGACGACCTGAAGCGGTTTGCCCCGGGCGGCAAGCCGGTGATCCTTGCCGGCCTTTCAGCGGGCAGTGATGATCTCCATGCAGCCGGCATCGACACGCCGCTGCGCATCTGCCATTTCATGGCCCAGATCGCCCACGAGAGCGACGGCTTCCACACCATGACGGAATATGCCTCGGGTGCGGCCTACGAGGGCCGCGACGATCTGGGCAACTCCGAGCCCGGGGATGGCCGGAAATTCAAGGGCCACGGCCTGATCCAGACGACCGGGCGCACCAATCATCGCGATTTCACGGCCTGGGCGACGTCGCGCTATCCGGGCTGCCCTGATTTCGAGAAGACACCGGAACAGCTTGCGCAGATGCCGTGGGCGCTCCGCTCGGCCATCTGGTATTGGACCGAGCGCGGTCTGAACCGGCATGCCGACAATAACGACATCCGTGCGATCACCAAGCGCATCAACGGCGGCTATAACGGTCTTGCCGATCGGCGCGCATGGTTCCGCAAAGCCGTTGCCATATGGGGCGAGGACGAGGTTTCGGAAATCGGCGGCAAGGGCGTGGCGTCAAGCAACACCGGCAGGGCCGCACTACTTGGCGGCGGCATCTCTATCGCCGGTCTGAGTTCACAAGCCTATGAGGTTTCAAATCTCGTCAACAGCGGTCGCGACATCTCGGATGCGATCGGCATACCGCTGATCACTCTGGTGCTGTTCGTCGCCGTGCTCGGCCTGCTCGTCTACATCTTCTGGGACCGGCTGTTCCTGTCGAAGTGGGAAGGTCTATGAGCGCGGTCTTCGCTTTCCTGCTTCGCACCATCGGGATCGGCGGTTGTGCTTTTCTTGCCCTGTACGTCTACGATTGGGGCCTTCCCGGCGCCTCGCGCATTCCATACCTGTCGAGTATCCCGATCATCGGCGATCTGACGACCGGCAGGGCGCATTCCTACGCCGCCGATCAGGTGCGGATCGCGACCGCCTCGGCCAAGGCGCAATGCGAGGCCCGGATGGAGAAGACGGTCGCTGCCTTTCAATATGACGCGCTTGCCGCGCAGCTGGCCGAGGAGAGGCGGCGACGCGCGATTGCCGATAGTCTCGCAGCCGGCGCCGAGCAGCGTGCTGATGAGGCGCTCAAGGCGAAAGCGAAGGCGGAAACCGATTTGGAGAACCGCATTGCCGCCGACACGGATCCGGACGGCGGCCGCTGGACCGAGGAGGATGGTCGATGGAACGAAAAGCGCTGATCGCGGCCATGTTGCCGATCGTCGTCATTCTTACGGGGGCGAAAGGATGCCAGACGCTCGATGCGCGGGCAGAGGCGGCGGCGCAGACAAAGGGTCAGGCGGCGGCTGCAATCGAATTTCCAGACTTGCCGGCCGCCTGCACCGCTCATGTCGTGCGCGTCAAGCCGAAGATCGGGGAGAAATTCCGTTGGATCAACCAGCGCTGGGAAGTGACGGCCGACAATCGGGATCTTCTGGCAGACGACTGCGCTGCCTGGGGCCTGGACATGCAAACGCAATACGCGGGCAGCCGCTGAGACTGGCGGACGATGAATGATAGGTATCCAAGCAGAACTGGCCAAGTGGATGCTGCAGAATGGCGGTGTGTTTGCCGCGACGACGCTGATCTTTCTCGGTCTCTATCTCTACGAACGTTATGGCAGAGCGAAGGACAGGGCGGCATTCGACGACGCCCTGGCCAAAGCGCAGCAGGAACACGTCGCTACTCTCAAACTCGTAACCCCGCTTGCGCAGAAATTCACCGATACGATGGATGTGATCCTGCCATTGGCTATGGCGCAGATCAACAACAGGCGGAGGGGCGAATGAGGCTGCTCAAGTGGTTTAGACGACCGCATGCGAGGTGGTCCCTAGGGGGCAATCCCGATGTCGAGGAGGAGAAGCGCGCGCTACAGGCCGAGCTTGCGCAGACTGTCGTGACGTTCGACCGCCTGCGCAATGGCGTCCACGAAGTTGCGTCCGAAACCATGAAGATCATGAAAAGGGGAGCGAAGCGATGAAGCGGCTAAAATTGAGCATTGCGGCCTGGTCTGCCGTGTCGGCCGTCGCTTCCTTCTGGCTGCTCAACATGTTCATCCCGTACGAGCGAATGGTCGAGATCTCCTCGAGCCTGGTGCTCGGCGTGACCTTCGCCGTGCTGGTGCGATGGGCGAGCGACGCGGCGCGGGCGCTGCGCTCCGGCCGCGACGGGCCAGACTTCCTGATCGTCGCCGTCTTCTCGATCGTGCTGATCCTCTTCTTCCAGCGCGTCTGGGTGGTCGCCGTGCGGTTCTACGATCGCGCCGATCATCTGGTCAATTCGCCGATCAGCGCCTTCATCGCCTGGATGCTGGCCTGGGCCTGCGTTCTGGTGCTGATCGCGCCGGACGCCGAAAATGGCAATATCCCCGGCCGCAGCCGCGTGTTCATCGGCGTGGCGCTGTTCATCGCCGGCATGGTTTCGGGGCTCGGGTTGGCCCTGGCGATCGTTTAGCGTTTGCGGCTGCGGATGGCGATGACCTTGCGCCTCAGACGATCGAAGTCTGCGATGATGTCGACAAGCTCCGGATCATCCGCATCGAGATCGTCGGGAGCGAAGGAGGCAGACAACCGTGCAATCATTTCTGCTGTCATGGACCGGTCATTCGCATGCGCAGCCGCTGCAGGGGGCGAGAAAAAACGAAGCGGGCGGTGCATTGCCCTTGGCCCGGCCGCTTCGGGTGAGGAAATGATCTGAGGGAATGACAGACATGCAGAGCGATGCAAGACGTGTCGGCGGCGCCGGCGCGAACGATATCATCTGTCGCTATCGCAGAGGGATGATTGCCGGAGCTGCCGCGATAGCGGCGGCGGCTCTGACTAGCCGCCCGTCGACCGGACCCCATGACGGGACATTGCGCTTCCTGCGCGGTGAGTTTCTCAGCGTTGCAAATCGCATGGCGGCGGCTGCCGACAAGGATCGGCAAGCTCTTTTTGGCGAGATGGTCAGGATCGCCGGCGCGATGACCGTAATTCCCGCAGGAGGTGACGACGGACGAAGAGCCAAAGCCGATATCGCCGCATGGTCGACTCGAGACGGCATAGGAACGATCAGGCTCCCTGGCGAGCTGGTGACGGCGCTGAATGGATAGGGTGGCTAACTGCCCATCTTCGCATTCCACACATCCACTGCCCGCCAGGTCTCGTGTTCACGCTGCCTGGCGGCGTCGCGGAAAAATGGCGGCGTGTCGACGGCGGAAGTCTCCCTGCATTTCGGGCAGGATATGACCGAGGCAGGACCATAGACGGCGTCTGGCTCGATGCCGCAGCATAGGTCCGGATGCGGTAGGGTGCCGTCAATCATCGCGATAGCTGCCGAACCGGAGTTTTCCTGCCTTTGCGCCGCACGACGCGCATTTCAGTCGTTTCTCGACCTCACGCACCTCGGCATGCCTCAAGCCCGGCGGCAGCGATGTTTTCGAAAACTCTCGCGCCTCGCCGCAAGCGCTGCACTCGGCCATAATAACCATGTGGTGCGGCGCAACGTTCATGTATCCGGGCGTCCAATCTGGCACTGCTTGAAATCGGCGCATGTCAGTCTCTCGGGATTTTCTTGAGGGCGAACCTGTTTGCCCCGCAGCCGCCGCACTTGGTGCAGCGCAGCTTCTTCTCGATCTGCACCAGCAGCGCTCCCTTCCCGAACCTTCGCACCAGGCGCGATTTGTAGATCTGCTCGCCTCTCTCGCACGCGGGGCATGCGCCGAAGATGGCGACCCATTCCGGGATATCGTCCAGCGTACAGTCGGCCGCCGGGCGCATGAGTGGATTCCTTCTTGCCATGATGTCACCTGCACCATGCCGCACTTGTGGATGCTCCCGCCCGAGCGATGTTGCTAATATGTTCTCATCGTGGCCCGAGTCAATAACACGAATTGGGCAATTGCTTTTTAAGACATTGCTGATGGGATGGCGGCATGACAAAGCCGCCAAGCACAAAGCCTCTTCTGCAGAACGCTGACAGGCCGGTTCGATCCCGGCCGCGCAAGCCGCGAAATCCCGCGCAGCCGAACCTTCCCCTCGACCCTATGCCGGATCGCATCGAGCCGTGCCTCGCTCTCCTCAAGCCGAAGCCGCCCAAAGGGCCGCAGTGGGTTTTCGAGGTGAAGTGGGACGGCTACCGCATGGCGGTTCACATCGAGCCCAAGGGCGTCCGCATCCTCACGCGTGGCGGCCATGACTGGACCGACCGCTTCCCGGAGATCAAACAAGCAGCCCTGTGGCTTCCCGTTGGCACCGCAATCCTCGACGGCGAGGCCGTGGTTCTCGACGAGCGCGGCCGGTCTGATTTCGGCATGCTGCAACAATCGCTCGGCGGGCGCGGCGGCAAGAAGAGGTCAAGCGACGCCGTCTTCATGGCCTTCGATCTGCTCTATTTCGACGGCCACGATCTGACACGATCCGAACTCGGCGTGCGGCGCCACCTTCTCGAAGGCTTGGTGCCGGCCGACGGCGATATCCGGCTTTCGGAAGAGGTCGAGGCGGACGGCGAAGCGCTTCTCCGCGTTGCCTGCGAACACGGTCTGGAAGGCATCATCGCCAAGGATCGCGAGAGCACCTATCGCAGCGGCCGCCTCGGCGACTGGCTGAAGATCAAATGTATCCAGAGCGACAGCTTCTTCATCGTCGGCTACGAGATCTCCATGGCAGCGCGCGGCCATATCGGCGCGCTGTTGCTCGCTGCCCGCAGGGGCGACAACCTGGTCTATGTCGGCTCGGTCGGGACGGGCTTCAAGGAAAGCGCCGCATGGAAGCTGCGCGGCATGATGGAGAGGATCAAACGAAAGACGCCGCCGATCCATTATGCCGGCCGGCGGAAGGACGTCGTCTGGCTACAGCCGACGCTGATCGCCGAGATCGAATATCGAGCCTGGACGGATGACGGCAAGCTGCGGCATGCATCATTCAAGGGGCTTCGCGACGTGCAGGACAATGCGGCGGTTTATGAGGTCGAGTGATCCGTGGCGTTTTTAAGGGGCTGGTGCTATCGATACAGCGGCGCGCCCGGAGATAATTTAAGATGGATAATATAGATTTTGCATTGCTCGGAATATTCGCGGCCGATGATGTGAATAAACGCACTGAACTGGTGTTAGGGCAGAAAAAACTAATCCACTATTGTTCAGCCGATACTGCCCTGAAGATCATAAGGAACAGGGAAATCTGGTTGCGCAATGTGCGAGTCATGAACGACTACATGGAAGTGAATCACGGTTTTAATCTCATCAGAAAGTCGCTTCAGCCGCCGGTCGATACCGTGATCGAAACGGGCATGAACGAGGTAAAGAAGGCGCTTGACGTCATTCACCCAGGGATTGCTGATGAAGCTTTCTCGCGGTTTCAGACTTGGTCGCCCTATATTCAGTATGAAACCTACGTGACATGTCTTTCCGAGCATCTCGATGATGAGGATGAAGACGGTCGTCTCTCGATGTGGCGAAATTATTCTTCTGGACAGGCGGGCGTCGGCATCGTGATCAACACCTCGATGTTCGCTCGGACTGACGATGCCCTGGGCGTTTATAGTAGCCCCGTCACTTATTTATCTGACAAGGCTCTGGAGAACTCGCTGATGCAGGTCGCCCAAAGAATAAGGGCGCAAGCGGCTTTCCTCTCGACCGTGCCGCGAGAGGCCCTGATCGGGCACTTTTTTCTTCTACTTCGAACCATCTCTCATTGTTCTAAGCATCCCGGGTTTAAGGAAGAGCGCGAGTGGCGAATATTCCACACGTTGGGCATGGACGAACCGAAAATATTGAAGCTCACCAGCGAGTCTTTGGGAGGCATTCCTCAGCGCATTTTGAAACTACCTCTTGATGGCACTATCGAAGGTCTTTCTGTTTCTGACCTTGTCGATAAAATCTTGATCGGGCCTTCACAATATCAAGGCGTGATAGGCATGGCGTTAGCGGATGAGCTCGACCGGGCCGGCAAGAAGGAGGCCTATAAAAACATTAGGTACTCTCCGATCCCGCTACGCACCTAGCGCGTTTTCGCCATTACGGGACTTCTGGCTGCGGACCGTTTGCGGACCGCTTCAATGGACAGAATAGGAACAGGCGGGAACATATGGAAACCGCCTGTCCCGGATTCATTGGGCTTTCCCGAAGCATCCTCCGTTCGGGACGTGGGGCGCTAGGCGCTTGCCGGATCCGCCAAGCTGGCAAAAGGAATTGTTGCGCCGGTTCTCTACTTTCCGGTGACGCTGATCTCTAGTTTCAAGCGATCATTCAACAGTGGGACCAGTTTCTGCATTGCCTGGTCAGCCTCCGCGAAATCCAGCTCCGCGCGTCGCGCAAGCTCCTTCGCTAACATTTCGACCTCGTATATCGAAGCCTCGAGGTGGCTTCCATTTTCGACGTCGAACTCACCTTTGCCCTGAGTTTTGTCAAACACGTGCCTGTTGCTTTGTGTCGGTATCGCTGCCCGCTTTGCTTCGTAAATGGACCACACCGGAATGATCGAGTTGTGGATCCTGTCGAGAGATACCAGCAAATTGAACGTATCATCATCCTTCAGTGACAGCAGCATCGCCATCTCAGCTGGGGCAAACTCGACCGGCGTCGCTACATTCGCAATTGGAAGGAGAACTGAGGAAAGCATGCTGACTTTTTTGCGCTCTCTGAGCTCTAGACTCTCTAGTACATGCGATCTGATATCAGCGAACGTGCCGTGGATGGAAAGTACTTTAAACAGAAGCGAATAACCGTGGCTTTTAGCTTCCATTTTTCGAGCATCTTCACGCTCTTGGCGGGCGGCCTTCTGATCCTGTTTTTGTATTAGAAAGGCGATAAGCCCTCCAACGATAGCTCCAGCGAGTGCTGACCAAAATTCACTTCCTAAAAAGGCGCCCAGCGCCCGTAGAGATGCAAAAAACTCAAACAT